ATCACCAGCCTCATCTCCACCGCCATGTAAGTTATCAAGTTCAGTGTGTAAATCAACAGGTGCGTTTGCTGCCCCAACTGCACCAGTGGTAACAGGTGAAAAGTAAAGTGGTGAGGGGCGAACGAACACTCTTTTGTCATTTGATTCAGAAATGCTTACTTTCAAATCTCCACCACTAGCAGAAAATACTACTCTTAACACCGCAAGTACAACACTTTGTTTTACTGTTAAAGATGAATCAGGGAAATTTAAAAATGAACTAGGTGCAGATGGGTAAGTGTTTGATGCAGCAGTTACGGCTGAACCCATTTCCCAATAGATATTGTTTGCGCTACCGCCGTCACTTGATACATAAACAACTACTAACGCTTCTTGTCCTGAAGACAAAGCAGAAGGACTACCAGTTTTGTGTGCGCTAGAAGTTGTTATGGGAATATTTGCTGAACTACCCGGACCACCTGCAAAAGCGTACATCAAACCGTCAACTATCGCATGTCCTCCAGTTACGGTAAATGTGTAACTGTTTGTAACTTGTTCGCATACACCGGGTAAGTTTTCAGGTACACTTCTATTTGAGGCACCATTAGCAGTATCCTCTTCCAGTATGACACCATTACCGTGTACACCTTCCAACATGTTAGTAAGTGTAGGCGATACAATGTGGTCACCATCAGCCAAACCATCAACCGCTGATGCAGAACCACTTAATGCGGGCATGTTATGATTTGAGTGACCTGAGAGTGGATTACCTGTCATTATGCCACCTCAATAAGAATTTCTATTTTAACTTCATTGTTTTCACTTTTAAATATTTCTTTAGTATTATACCTTGCTACGGGTGTAAAATCTTCACTACCACGATATTGTATATACACTTCTTTTATGTTCTCACTAAACGAACTTGACCGTTCTAATTTTGCTTCAACAAGTAAACTGCTGTCATCTACAATTGTAACTTTAGGTGTTAAAGTAACTGCTGGCCTACCTGCTGACCCATCATCTGATGTCGCTGGTGTGCCGTCAAACCCGACTATTACTTCGTTTATGTTATCTGCTATGGTCTGTAAAAGTATTCTTTTTATTCTGTTAGAAATCGGCATTAATATCTGCTCCTACTCTTTTTTATTGTTCCTATTGTCAATCCATTCTTACCTATGACACCTCTTGATGGGTATCCTCCGATTAAGAATGCGCCTTCCCCTATTTCCCTTATCGTATAGGAAGAATAAATGTTTACTCTTATTCCCCCAAACATTGTCAAGTTTTCTTCTTGATTTTGTATATACGTTAAAGGACTTACCTCGTTTGATTGGAAAACAACTCCTTCTTCAATACCTTGTAAGATTCCTTCTATACCTACGTCAATACTTAACAAAGACAAATCTGTTGATTTTGAAGTGGTGTTGTGTTTACTTTCAGAAACAAAGTATTGCTTGCCACCGTAATTAATACTCATACCGGGTCTAACAGACAGTATGTTTTGATGCCCCGAACTTTGTATGGCACCTTCTTCTAAAGCAAAACCACGTAATATCTGACGTGCCACTCTTCTTGCTGACATACTGTTTCTTACTGTCATATCTGTAATAGGGCCTGATGATTCTCTTACTTCACCATTAACCCCGCTTTGACGGTTAGTATCATTTACAGTAACTACAACTTGGTCATTCAATGCCATAGGTAATCCTTGCACTGTTACTCTATTAGGTGTGTTACTTACATTATCTATAGTTTGATTTCCGAATCGTAAATTAGGATTAACTGAATAACCACTTTCTGAAAAACTAATTGGTACATACAATAAATTACCAAATCTGTCAAGTAAAACCATTCTTCCATCGTTTCTTGAAAGAAAACGTAAAGCCGTCATGATGTTTACATTATGAAAGTCTTGACCAATAAATCTCGTTGAGTGTAGTTTTCTACCTGTATCATTAGCGGTGCTGCTTAAACTTCTTCCGATATTGGCACTATTTATTCCACCACTTACAGTTTGAACTATTTTTATAGCAAAATCACTTGTTCTAAGACCTATATCAATTGGTTGACCTAATTTAACTGTGTCACCATTAAATCCTATGTCGGATAAAGTACGTCCTTTCATATTTCTTAAATTTAATTTTACACCATCTGTAGCAGACTCAAGGGATGATGCAACTAATCTGTTGGATGGTTGTGCGCTATCATACATTAAAATAGGTAAATTAGATGAATTAATTGCATTATTACCAAAGAAAGGCGCTACTGTGCTTGTATGACCATGTGCTTCTTTGTGGGTAATTTGTAAGAATGACTCTCCTTCAACGATTTGATATTCTCTTTGAGGCATAACTTGAAATGTATTTGAATTCGATTTTTCAATTGTAATTTTATTCTTAACTCCACTTGTAATATCGTATTTACCAAAATGAATTGCGTTATCAACAAATACTGGTTTTCTTGCATTTTTTACATACAAACTAGAATCAGTGTTATGCCTACCAGTAACGGTATTTTTAATTACAGTCACGGTAAATCACCACCATCAAGATTCAAATCTCCTTTGTGACCCTTTGGATGTAGAGATTGGCTAAATCTTGGTTGTACAGAAAAGTCTTTTCTTAAGAAAGAAGTACCTGTATCATCTTGGAAAGTCCTCCTTCTTGATGCATCAGAACGATAATGTTCCAATGTGTTTTGACTCATTACCACTCTTGTTACTTCGTTGTTAATAGTAGTGGAGTCATAACCTGTAACTCCTGTCCCCTTCAACTTAGGACCTTTGCTAATAGGTTTTGATTCATCAGCACTTATATCCATAAAATAAGCAGGGGTATATGGTGCATTAGTGTTAGGACTACTTGAAGTCATAAACTGACCTCCACCTGTTGCTCTCCCGTTAGTAGTTTCATAAGTAAACAAACCGTATTTACCACCAGCCGTAGCAGCAAAATAATTACTACCGTATTGTGGTGACGTAGTAGCAAGGTTGAGATTTGAACGGAACATTTCAATGTGTTGTTTATCAAGCAACCTAACAGGTTTTAGCATAAAAGAAATTGATTTGTCTTTTGTATTTGCTCTCTTTGATGCACTTGTGAAAACATCAGTTACATACGGGTTACTACCCTTACCTACAGGTGGACCGAAAGTAAGTGTAGTATTTGCATTTGTAGCAGTTGTATCAGCGCTTAGTGTGAAACAAGTCGCATTGTTGATAGCGGTTACAGTAGCACTTGATGGGATGCCTGTTCCTGTTACTGTCATACCAACAACTAACTTTGCAGTTGAATCCATTGTAATGTGTCTAACACTTGTTGATGAGCCATCAGACAATCCCGATGTATGATTTGTATCACAAGTAGCATCACTGAATGAACCCCAATCTGTATCGTCAATTGGAGATAAGTAATTTTTAGTCTCAGCAATATACACTCCACCTAACGGGTTAAAGTTAGACGTGTGGCTCATTCTCATTACACCACCAGCCGGTTGAGCGGTAAAAGTCAAAGCGGTTAAATCGTAATCTGCTAAAGTTTGTGAACCAGTAGTCATTCCACCTTGCAATACCACTCTTTGCCCAACGTTTCTATCTGTGTGTAAACTATGTGCTTCGGTATTGAGAACGATTAAGTTTACATCTTCGCCTTCAATATTCTCGGTATCGATACCTATACGTGGACTACTTCGACTTATTGCATCTTTATGCGGTGTATCGCCGGATATGTTTTCAACTCTATCACTAACTACTGCTTCAGGTTTAAGTAATCCATCTTCATCTATTTCCAATCTTGCACTTATTCCTCTTGGTACTTCATCATTTTGTAAAGTATCATTTCTTGCTCTTAAGTATCCATCGTTCAAATTAGGTTCAGCAGTATGGTGAGACAAAACCATACCAGTAGTGTGGTTTGGTTCGTTTAACGCCGTAAGAACATCTTCATTGAACATAGTAGGGTATCGTACTCCTCTTCCATTACCCATGTCACCTACACGAAGTGAATGTCTTGGGAAAAATACATCAATTAAAGTTGATGCACTTGCATTATTATGTATATTTAATCTGCCACCAAATCTTGGTAGGCTTCTTCCATCAGTGAAAGTTAATGTTTGAGATGACTTACTCCCACCTGTAGTTGCCACGGATAATTCAAAATGTGTGGCATCCGTAACTGATGCTACATACGCACCGGATGGGATACCTGAGCCAGCAACACCCATTCCTGCTACAATAGAACTGCTAGAAGTATGTGTAATAGTTGGGTCATTATTGTAAGAACCTCCGCCAACAGTAAACGATTTAATTGTAGCATATCCATCATCAGAATTGTATGCTGATTTAAGATTAAACAAACCAGCAGAACGTGTGGCTGGCGTTTCGTTAGAAGACCTATCAAATTCATAAGAATCACCAGCATCCCAAGCAGGTCTTATACCAAACCCACGGACAGGGAAACGCCTGACATCTTCACCACGAGTATTACCCCACCAATCGACTATGTAATATCCTGCCATGTCTTCAATAGTGGATAAGTTCTTTCCGAAACTATCTCCCCACCAGTCTCTTGCCACTGATGATGCGTTTCTAAGTGTCCTTACGGGACAACCAAACGGTCTTGTAAATCTCATCCCGTCACTATATCTTACTTGATAGCCGGGTTTGTCAACATTTAACATACCACTGAAATTTGTTTGCCTTTCTAATATACCTACATACATATCAGATAAAGTAGGATTGCTAACTCCTGCTTCTCCACCAGCATAAGTCCATGTTCCACCCTCGACTTGTACAAGCGGTCCATGCTGATATGCTACACTTGCATTAGTAGCCGTAATTGCACTTTCTCTTAACGCTCTTAATCCGTAAGTTGCCCACTGAGGTTTGTTGTAAGGTTGTCTTAAACCAAACCTATAACCGAATGGTCTTGTTCTTAGTGTATTAGATAAAGAACTGTAATTTGATTTACTTATACCACTACTTACAGTGTATGAACCGTCATCATCAGCATCAGTCCATATTGGTTTATCATACCCGTAATCTCTTGGATATATCCAACTCGATGAAACATAACCGTAACCATCTAAACGACTTGTGATAGGACCACCCCTACTTCCACAAGGCCAAAAGTGATTGAGCATTGTACTCGTACCGGCTTGCGCTTGATACGCTACTGCTTTGTAAAAAGTCAAAGTTTCACTTGACTTAGCACCGCCTGTTGTACTTACTGAAAGTTCAAATGTATCTGCATCGGTTATTGATGCTATAGTTGCACCACTTGGAATACCATCTCCATCAACTCTCATGCCAACTTCTAATGAAGCCGTTGATGCCAAATCAATTGTTGGGTCGTTGTTATAACTCGCACTTCCTACTGTAAGTATATCATAAGTATTCAAGGCTTCAATTTCTGTAACAGTTCCTCCATCACCATCTGCGCCGTATTGTACAAATTCTCCTCTAAATCTTCTTGTGTTAAATTCAGTAGGTGTGTCTTCTATCACAGTAATTACTGTGCCGGTATCTGCGCTTGAACTACTTACAGTAAATGTCCTGTCGGCAAGAGAAATTTTAGTTCCTCCTGCAAATTTTAATCCGGGTGAAGTTGTAATAGCATTGGCAGCACGACTTACAAATCTTCGTGGTTGACTTGTAATAGTAAGTGTACCTGAAGGAGTTGAGCCGGGTGTAACAGATAAATCAAATTGCGTACCACTAACTACATTTGCTACAGTAGCATTAGTTGGTATGTTTGTACCTGTTACTTTACTTCCTACAATTATGTTACCATTACTACTATGTGTTATTCTTGCACCTGATATACTTGAGAAAGTTACAGTTATATCACCAAAAGTAAGTGTTTGTCCACTTTTTACACCACCAGTTGTTGATGCCGATAACTCAAATTCAGTATCACTTGTTACGGATGAAATTGTAGCACCGACAGGGATACCAGTACCGCTTACAGTCATACCAGCAACTAACATCTTTGTTGAATTATGCGTGATAGTTGGGTCGTTATTATATGCAGCACCGCCTATAGTGAAGTTATTTACTGTAGATGGCTTCGGGGTTTTTATTTTAAATCCAAAAGGACCGGGGCTTGTAAAGTAAGTTGCATCGTGATAATGAATTGTTTCAAAGTGTTCAGGCATACTGTTAAGTGGTTTTTGGTCAATTGCTTTATCTGCTGAACTACTTAACCATGTTCGTGTACTGTCGCTATAATAAGTGTGCGGTCTACCAAGATTAGGATGCCATAGACACAAGAAAGCATCTGCCATGTGGAGACTGTTTGTATCTCGTGTGCCCTGTAAATTCTGTGGTAAATTCCTTGTCATAATGCTTGTCTTTGATTCTTTTAATATCGCACCGGCTGGTCTAAAATCATTCATACGAGAAAGTCTAATTTTTGTACCAGCAGTTAAATTATCAGTGAAAGTAGTGTTAGCAGCGATTGTGAATAATTTTGGTTTATTCATATTGGTTGCGTCATAACCACTTCTTTCAGTATAAGTGTGAGTTCTTCTAATACCGTTTGCATCTGTATATTCCAATACTTCTCCATAATATGGTTGCTTAGGGAAACCTCTTGCATCATCAACAGTAATACTTGTTGAAGCCACAGATACAACGCTGCATACTGGGGTTACACTAATCAGTTCGTTAATTTCTGAATATATATCAGGATATGTGCTTGGGTATCCTGCAAGCGTTAGTTGCGCTGCTATACTACCTGCATTTGCTCTTAAGAAATAATAGTAATTATCCATCCTGTGCCAAGAAAGATGTCTGTAACCGTATGAAGAACTGTCATCAGGTCCTACTTTATGCGACATAGACCACCATGGAGTATTTATTGTGTAGCCGGGTGTTGAATCTAAAAACATGTTTGGATGATAAGGTAAACTTTCTTTAATGAAAGCAGGACTTTCACTCGATTGTACACCAAGTGGATTGTAAAGTAATAGTGGAGGGATGTTAGTAAATTGACTTCCAAAATCAGGGTCTTGGTCAACCATTATTTCATTGATGAACACTTCACATCCTCTCACATCAGCCATGGTCGCATTTGCTAATACCAAACCTAACGCACCAGTTGAGTGGTCTATTTCTCTAATACCGATTACAAGAGCAGTTTGTTGAGTAGTAAGTTCTTCAACGCTACCATCAGGTACATCAGTTGCGGGTCCATTTTCATGGAAACCTATGAATTGATTTGGTAATATATTTGGTTGAATAATTATCTGATACGAACCCACTTCAGCAGGGTCAGGGAAATGTTGTGTTAAGGAATAAGTTCCTGCCGCTTCTAATACAATAGTGTGACCGCCTTTTGAATTTACGACACCTGCTTGTCCCTTAGATGCAAGTACACCATATCCGTCATAACGTACCTTTGATTCAAACATTAAAGTAAATCCACCGCCATGAACATCGCTTGGGCCGCTTGGTGTAGCATTAATTGTACTAAAGTATAGCATAGGGTCATAAGAAGATAATTGATTTGTCAAAGCGGCATCTATTCCACTTCTTGAGGTATTCCTTCCTACAAATTCATTTGTACCTGTAGATGCACCTCTAGCGCCTAATACTTCTTTTTCAAAGAAAGTTTTAGTTGCACCACGACACGCTTTGTGTCTTTTGTAAAGACCTTGATATGCCGGATGTGCCCAATGACCGGGTAACATAGCCATTGTTGGATTTACAAAATGATGTCCCATACGTGGTATAGGTGCTGGTGTCAGTTCTGTTGCTTGATACGTACCAAGACCTGTTAACACTTTTGAAGCAGCAGCGTCGTTTCCAACTAATCTTGCATTTACCATATCAGGAGAATTACCTGATACTTCTGCATGGTCACGTAGTCTTCTTGATGCAAAGAATCGTGTGCTTCCGGCAGGCATATAATAAGATGGTACGACTTTCAAAGAAGTAATACTACTTGCTACAAGACTTGTAAATTCCGCATCTCCAACACATCCTGTAAAAGTTGCTCCGCTTATTCCAGTAAATGAAGCAACTCCGCCACGGTCTGTTGTAGGATTGTATAATCGCAAAAATCTTCTTGTTCCAGTATCTCTTTCTTGGTCACCAAATGCAGTTGAGAAAATATTTGCATCAATAGTTGCATTCACAGTTAAAGTAGTTCCACTAAAACTTACACCCGTTAAATCGTTATTTGTCACTCCTGCACTGTGAGTATAGTATGTTGGATGTTTGTGAGTATGTGTATTCCCATTCTTTGTAACATGGAAGTATAAACTTCTATCATGTAATTCATAGGATGTTTCAATAGGTGCGTTGTTAGTCGCACTTCCCCATCCATTAAACGTACTATCAGGGAATGCTTCTCCTGTTGCACTTTGGCTAATGTGTTCCCATAAATGGTCACTGTAAAACGGTGCTAAACGTGGTGCCTTAGTTGTAGCAAAAGTATCATCATCGTTTGGATACCTAATGTTGAAAAGTTCTCCAATTGATTTTGCATTTATCTTTGGCCTCATCATACCGCCTGTACCTAATGTTTCTGTTTGATACGATTGTAATCGGTCAAATCCACTTCTTATGACAATATTACCCGGTACTGCATTCGGGTCAGGTAAACGAATTTGCAAGTTTGGTTCTATACCACTTCCGCTTATTGCGGGTGCTAAACCTTCTGACACTCTATCAGAAATTTGGTTGAAGGTTCTAATTATAGTGCCGAATGGAGAGCCACCCTCTACAGTGTGAATTTGTCCTGTGTCATCCATAACTGAAACACCGTCAAACTGCATTTCTTCATTTGGTATTTCTAACACATTTCTTAATTCATCAGGATGCGATGCTGCTAATTGCGGGTGGCTAAGTTCTTGTGCTTGAATTATTGGGAACATAGCAGAATTAGTTGTTTCAAAAGAGAAGCGATTTACACCATATATTTTCTCTCCTGTGGTATGTGAATTAGTTGATACAACTCTTGTAACAAATGGAATTGCACCTAATCCTCTTGCGTTTACTGCTGGTAAACTTAAGTTGCCACCATCCATTCTTTTCCAAACAATATGCTCTATGCTAAAATTGTCAATAGGACTTTTCTCAGATAGTTTGTATGCGTTTGTATCACCTAACCAAAAGTTTGCATCATCAGCATATACATTTAAATCGCTTGATGTTGAGCCTGAAGTAAAAGCAGTTAGAATGTTTCTTTCAACGTCTGAATTACTCTCTAAATGTATTGAGCCGGGACTGTTATCTAAGTCAAAGAACAAATCACCTGTTTTTGCATGACACGGTTCTGCGTTCAATAAATTTGCACCCTCCAGTGCAGCCGTAATTGTAGGATTATCATATATTCCGTTATCGGCTAAATCAGCCTCAATAGTAGGTATTTGTGTATTTGCGTAAATCAACGCTTCAACATTTGGTCCTGCATTAGCAGGTGCGATATATCTTTCAGCATGGTGGAATCTTTCATCCCACCTTGATGTACCAGCGAACGTAATTGCCGTTGCTGCTGCTACACCTTCTTTTGTTTTCGATACAACTGCTAACCAGTCTCCTGTTGCCTTTATACCATCTCTATCGTACTTTGCCACTAAAGGTAATTCACTTTCGTAACTCACAACAAGGAAAGCACGACTATAGACTCCTTGAGGGTGTGTTAATTCATCAGGTAAAATAAACTCAGAATTAGCATGTATGGGTTTGAAACTGTATCGACTCGATACTGATTCAGATGTCTCAAACTCAAATAAAGGAGTAAAGGTAAGTGTTTGACTTGATTTTGAACCTCCTGTTGTAGCAGCAGATAATTCAAAATGAGTTGCATCTGTTACACTTACTACGTAAGCACCTGTAGGAATACCCGAACCCGAAACGCCCATACCTCTTACGATACTGGAACTTGATGCATGAGTGATAGTCGTTTGATTATTGTAAGACGCACTTCCTACTGTAAAGGATTTGTAAAATTTATCAGTGGAGGCTAATCCTACATTCCATGTATATGGTGTAGTAATTGTTTCATCAGTGCCATTAACCAAGTTTACTCTCGGATTACCCTCAGGTGAATTGAAATTTGGATATACAGTTGGAATGTGACCTAGTGCATTCATACATGAGTTGTTTGAACCGTAAGGTGAAAATCCAAGTTTAGGATACCAAGCCCCTAATCCTGCACCATATAAATTACTTGTAAAAGTAAGTGTTGTGTTTGTATTAGTTGCAGTTACATCAGCATTTATTCTGAATAAAGTGGTACTGTCGATTTGCTCAATAAACGAATTAGCAGGAATACCAGTGCCACTTACAAACATTCCCCTTGTCAAATTAGCCGTTGAATCAACTCTAATTATTCTTGGATTACCACCAAACGTAGTGCCACTTCCTGCCGTAGTATCAGTATCACATGTTGCATCAGTAAAACTTGAGGTTGATACCTTTAACGAATTTAAGTATGAATATCTTTCACCAGCCCAACCTATTGCTCCAACAGGTCTTGTTCTATCTATTGCATCAACTAAACCATTAAAGTGAACTTGAGTCATGTGGTCACGTGTACTTTCACTTTCATTGTTAAATCGATGTACTCCGGCTTTACTCCATACAAATAATCGTGTAGGTGTTGCCATGGCTATACCTGTGCCGGTGATAGTTTGTCCCGGCATTGGGAATGTAGGACTATTACCTTCGCAAATGTCATAAAATGTCTTTGCATCTTCAAACAACGGAAAGCCACTTACTCGATTCGGGGCAAGATAAAATTTAACTTTGTAAGTTCCACTATCATTGTAAATTTCTCTACTATGATAAGGTGCGAACATTGGGACATTTAAATTTGTAAATGTAAGTGTAGTGTTAGTATTTGTTGCAGTAGTATCTGCACTTATAGTGAAACATGTACTGTTATTAATTGCCGTAATTACAGTCCCATCAGGAATACCTGTTCCTTTTACATACAAACCTACAACGATATTTGAATTGGCAGTATGAGTAATGTGTCTAACACTTGTCGAAGAACCGTCTGAAAGACCTGATGTATGATTAGTATCACAAGATGCTTCAGTTAACGCAGGACCATTATCTCTTCCACCATCAGGTGTTCTTAACCACCCACAAGGAGGAATTTGTTCGTGAAGTTCACGCCCTCCGCCATTAAACTTAGCAATAACATATGTCTTTGAACTTGCTAAAGAGTGTGTACCATCACCCATAGATTCTCCATTTTGAAAGGGAACCATGTTTGCAAAAGTGCCACTTTCATCTATACCGTAATCCGAAGTGAAATCTGCTACTGCCATTTCCACCCAACCGTATCGGTCTTGTCTCATCGAGTTACCCATACTTGGGAGGAAAGTACCCCCCATTGCCTTCAAAGCACCTGTACCGGGGTATTCGTTAATCGCTTGTCCTAATACTGCTGCTAATTCTTCTCCATTTTGGCATCTTGTCGCATCGACTAAAATATAATCAGTGTTAAAGTTAGCAGCCGTACCGCTTCCACTGGTTGGGTCATATATCGCTCCCATTGGACCCGATACACGGAATGCTGCTGGATTTACTACGTTAGAAGACCAACTTGTGATTCTATAGTTACTATTCGGATTTGGTGGATTGAAAGCAAGTTGGTTGTCTAACCAATGACCGCCGGGATGATAACCTCCATCCATATGATATGTCATATCAGCAGCCATCGCTATACCGTAGTATATTGTAGAACAGTGTTTGTACGGATGCGCTTTGAAGAAATCTGCCTTGTTAAATAATGTAATTTTACCTGAAACAGGGTTATTGAAATGCTCACCGTAATGATAACCATGTTCGGGTCTTTGTCTTAGTTTACCATAATTCGGTATGCCATGTGGAGGTGACCAATTTAATGTTGAATTATAATGGAACTTATGTCTATCATTTTGATACGTTGAAGTGGGCGGGCCGAAATATCCAGCATCATTGAATAGTTCATTAGGTAACCTCATTTCTGCTGGTACTTTACTCCACGAATTACCTACTGTTACAACTTTACCGGGGTGAGGTTCAGGATTGCTACTTGGAAAAACACCCGATGCCGTGGTATTTTTCTCGGCTAACGGGAACGCTTGACCGGGGCCGAATACTAAGTAAGTAGTTTTACTTTCAACGTTATTTTTATAGTCTTCATACCGGGCAGTTGGGTGAGCAAAACGAAGCACCATAGGTGTTGGTTTTTGACGTACTACACCAGCCGTGTATTTTGCTTGAATAGAAGATGGTACATTTGTATCTGTAAGTAAAGTACCTGCAAAAATATCTGTACTCAATACATTGTTTTTGTTAGACACAGGTGATGTGATGCTACCTCGATGCTGATTTAATAAAGCAGTACCGGGGAAAAAAGCAAGTAAAGCATTACAATCTATATGAGCGAAAGATGTACTTATTTCATTTGCATGTTGAATACCGGCTGTACCTGTTGGACCGTTAGAATACGGATGTGTGTAAAACGATGAATAATCATTTTGTGTTCCATCATTTACATCTAATACAACACCACTAAAACCACCACCGAAATAAAGCGGTACACTGTGGTCGGGACTGTCTTTTGCGCCTTTGAAATAAACAACTGGTTCTGAATCAACACTTCCGTAAAATCTCATACCGTTTATAATATCAAATGGAAATTTGTTTAACACTACTCCACCACCGGAACGCACTGTTTCTGAATAAAAATCAGTCCATTCTTTGTTCGTTTCTCCGAAATCAAAAGTTAAATGAGTAGCACTATTAGCACCATTGGCAGATTGTAATAAGGCAAGTTTAGAGTTACCTATATAATATCTCGCCCTTTCTCCAAATGAGGCTTTTTTCGCTAAAGTATCAACAGTTGAGCCTTCTTGACCAGCAGGGATTAAAGTTTGATATAATAATGAATTAGTACCAGCAATTAAGGTTCTTGTTAAAATACTCGCAACAGTAACTTGTGCATTACCCCCGCCACCAGTAAGTGTTAGAACTTCAGAAGCAGCGTAACCTGTTCCAGCAAAATTAATGGCAACTCCTGTAACATTACCAGTACCACCAACAGAATTAACTTTTATTTTTGCGCCTGTTCCTGACCCTGAAGATGTGGTTTCATAAATTGTGCTTGCTGAATATCCGGTTCCAGCAGCAGTTATACTACCACTTAAAGTAAAAATACCATCATGATAATAATCACCTATTATTAAATTACTCTCATCAAGACAAGGTAAAATATGGTCACCACTGTTTCTTGTAAAATTAGCACCTTTCAAATTTTCAGTCCACGAGTCAAGATTAATTGGTTTATTTGTAGAGTCAACTATTACTGGTGTGGCGGTATTAGCATGGTAACCTCTTCCTTTACTTTTTATTTGTAAAACAGTCAAAGGGATATATCCACTGTTGAAAGTTTTATTGTCATCAATATCAGCATCGCTATAAGGTTCATTTGCTGATTCACTTCCTGTGGTAACTTCCCATGAAAGTGTGGTTGCGTTTCTTTTCAAAGTTTGATATAATCCATATTCTATATGTGCCGCTTCTATTCCTAAATCAGGATGTATAGAACTTTCAAACATATCAGAAATAGGTCTTATATTTTTTTCAGGATTAAAGGCTCTAATTTTAATTGCATTCGGTGAAACACCCCATTCACCAAATGTCCTTCCATCAGCCGTTTTCATATTTGTACAATCAAAAGAAATACCTTCAACGACATTCGGATTTTGCAAATTAATTGCAGCGTTAGTAACTGCTGACATTAATTCATCTGTTATTAAACAAGTCCAATTTATTCTTGGAGAAATTAAAACTCGTATATCTGTTGTTGAACCTGTAGCAGAAGGATGAGTTTTAGAAGTATTTGATACAGTACCACTATTTACAAAATGAGAAGAGGTAAAACTCGCTCCTTTAACACCATGAAAGACATGCGTACCAGATTTATCATTTTGAGTGCGTGATTCATAAGATAAAGTATGACCAACTATACCCTTTACTGTGGTTCCTGTGAATGTATCATTTATTTGTAAAAGACCGTTTGTAGCGGGAAAACCAAGATAGCCGAGTATATCAGGGTGATTCGATATTTCACTTCCGCCAGTATGAAATGGTGCTTGTAAAACAACAGTCAAAGTTTCTGTAGTGCTATTCCATGTAACGACAGAATCAATCCCAACAGATGGTGAAGGGAAGGGACTCCAATAATTACCTCTAAAGGTATCTTCAGTTAAATCACCTGATGTATCGATACGCCCTGTAACGTCACCGTATCCAATCAAATGTTGTCCAATTGTAAATCCGCCTTGAGAAACATCTTTATCATCAAAAAATATTCCTATTTCATTTTCAATTGTATTTGGTACAATGGTATTATCATTACTATATGGTAAACCTAATTCTCGATATACATATCGTACACCATAACTATTACCTCTATGGTCAGTTAATTTTAGTCCATATAAGTGACTATCACCAACATTTTCTGCCATCACATCATTACTATCAATATAACTTGAATAAGAAGTAATACTTGTTGGAGATGTTCCACCTGTTATTATACTCTCAGAATACCTTTTATCGAAAGAAGTATCTCCTGCCTCTCCCAATCCCCATTTACCTGCTATAGGTGACCAACCCGGAATACCACTAACTACCATACCACCGAAGTTTATTCGACCAATTGCGTTTGAAGCAACTCGTAACCCTTCAACTAAAGATGATGATGGGCCTTGTGATTCAAATGATTCGTCATTAATCGTATTAGAACTCATACCGCTACCTAAATAACCGGATATATTCCTTAACTCAGGATTTGTTGTATGACTTGTTCTTACACCGTAATCATGATTACTTGATATTAGTTCTCCGTTAAACTCTCCTCTTACCATTTCTCTTAGTGTAGTAACTGGAGCAAATGGCCTTCCGTGTTTGTTAATTGGCATCGGTGCAGGGTGCATGTTTTCTCCCATATCTTCGTCGGGTTGACACCAAAAATTTCTAAAACGACCACCATGACCAATTAAAAATTGTGGATTATAGGTTGATTGACCTTTACTATTATCTAACCAAACACAAAAATTTCTTGCACTTGCGCCGGGTATTGTTGAATGAATTACAATTGAAAACCCCTCAACACCATTTTTATCTTCAACTACTCTTCCTAAGTGTGCCCTTAGGTAACCCATATGGCTACCCCTATCGTGTGTGTTAAACGCTTCATCAGGCGACCACCAAGGGGCAGGGTCATACGTTGAACCTGTAGCAGCAAAGTCAGCATTTATGTGCGTTCCAGCAGGGTCTTTGTTAGGATTATTCGTATCTTCTCTAACACCTATTCTTGTTAAATCAAGGATTTCTGCTTCACCGGGGTATTGGTGTGATGGTCTTCTTGCGTGTGTCCTACCGTTTTTTGCAGCACTTTGGTTAATTAGTCTAACTATTTCTTTTGCTGCTGCTTCAATGTCTGTAACACCTTCTTTCACTCCTACTTCACCGAAATCAACGGTAAGTCTTCGTACAAAGTCCATTTCTGTCCAATGGTTAAGATATTGTAAACGTGATTCTTCGTGTTCTGCTAATGATAAAGTTTGGTTACGAATACCTTTCAAACATAAAAATGCGGAAATAACTCTTGTACCATCAGGAGTATCAAATAATGTGCTTGCATCACGGAATGAGTATGTGTTTGGGTCTTGATTATATCTGTGCGATTTTAATGCTTGAACGAATGGAATAACTTTACTGTTACCAAATAATCTTCTTGAAACGTTGTGTGCATGTGAAGCATAATACAAAGAAGCGACGGCTGGTTGCACTCTTGGTAATACACTATCTCCAGTCGAAAACGTATTAGTTGTTGATTCGTGGTTAACACCACTATGTACAACATGACCATGCCCTTTACCCATTAAATGCTCATTTATACTTCCAAAACTCTTTAATGGATTTTCCATTAAATAATTTGATACTGAATTTAATGTATCAGTTATATTCAACAAATCTTTAGAAGTCATATTTGCTAAATTATGTGCGTATGCACTTTCAATAAACTTTGATTGTTGAGTATTTCTCAAAAATTTGTTTTCACTTGGAAAGCCGTTTGCTACATCTAACTGGGTAGTTAGGTAATGTGGAGCGCCTCCATTTATTTTTGCTAGTACAACATCTAAATCATATCCACCATCTTGTGTAGCCAATTTTCTTGTGTGCCCAATAATAGGTGTTGATGCGCTTGACTGAACTTGCATATGTAAATCGTGAAAAGCGATAAATTCTCTATCATGGGCAACATCAAACAGTAATACTCTTGCATGTCCAGCAGTTGCTAAGTAAGGGTCAACATATGCTACGGTAGGTGCTTGACTTGCATCTAACCCCATCGATAGATAATTTAGTTCTACCGTTCTGTTAACATGTTGTACAAAATTTGTAGCCGTTTCAAGACATGTCTCTCCGATTAAAAAATTCTCCATTGGTATTGAATCTCTTGGTCTATTTGTTAGTACACCTTCTCCACCATTAAAATCTGAATATACCTGTGCTTCATTCATTACACCCCTACTTTTACAAAATAACCCTTCTGTAGCGTGAGGATTATTGACAGTCATGTTCATCCATATAGTATCGCCATTTCTTAAACCACCTGAAGCATACGGATTATTCCATGTTCTGTTTAAGAGTGCTTCAGGGTCTTCGCTTATCATTGAGGCTATACCGACCCTTACCTTATCTCCTGAGTCTATCCTATTAGCGACATTAGCCTTTAGAAACACTTTTGTTTCTGAAACTCCACCTAATGCTGGAGATAAAATATAATCAACTTGGCCTACATACTGTATAGTCCCATCAGGTTCTTCAAGGTAAATAGTATCATTTGGTCGTAAATTTATTCCAACAGTATTAGCATGAGCGTATAAAGTCGATGTAGCAGGTTGAATACGTATTTCACTTACACTTGTAAGATAATTATCGGAAAAGGTCCAAATTTGCCCCGATGTCGTAGGTCTAAATGTAGATACAGTTTCTTCATACCCAATTGCATTAGCAGGGTCAGACAATTGTAAATGACTTCTTCCGACTTTCTTTAATCTTATATCATGCCCAATAACATCAGTTAGCGTTGAACCAAACACTAAAAGCGAATTTTCCGTTACTTCAAGATTTAATGCTGAAGAAAAATTGTTTCCAAGTAAAAGTACCTCAACAGGAGTATCTTTTAATATTTCACAGACATAAATCATATCTCCAGTATCAGCCGCAGCATTTCCTGAAGAATCGACGGTGAATTGTGGGTCAGGAAATTGACTACCATCTTCTAATTGTAAAACTGCTAATGTACCCAACACTCCTGAGACACCTAGAATTTTACTTCTTGCTCTCTTAGGACTTATTCTTGGTGCATGAGGATTGTCTAAAGGACCTGCTTTAAATTCAATGGCACTTACATATTGTCTCAAACCGTAATCAAGATTACCACCTTGGGTTAACATATTTGCAGCATCATGGTAAAAATTTCTTCTACCTTCATAATCAGAAGTGTCAGTATAAGAATCAGAAGATAATGGTATGAGTTTTGATGCATCACTTACAGAACTTGTGAATAATTTAGCACCAACCTGTAAACCGGCAATAAAATTGTCTGATATATTTATCCGTGCGCCGTTTTTTGTTTTTTCCAATGTATTAGCAGTTATTCTCATGTATCCGTCAGTTTGCGGGTCATTAGCATAATACGCAAATTCATTATTTGAAAGATAAACTGCTGGAAGATAAGAATAACTTAAATGGTTTCTATAAGTTTTTTTAGATAATTGCGGCGTTTGGAAAATTTTTGGATGGCTCACATATATATCGTAAATTGTGTCTTCAAAATCGGGAGCAGAAGCACTTGATTCATCTTTAACAATTTGTGTTATGGTAGCGCTTCTAATTAAATTACCTTGGGTATCGATATACGTGTGAGCGGATTTCGCTTCTCGGTCATTAGGAACTATGTCATCAACTCTTTTACCTACAGGTGATGGGTTCCATGTATGTGCAGTATATGTAGCGTCTAAGTGTAGTTTCATACTGTTATCAGGACCGGGAAATACCCCTTCACTGGTTTGCTCAAAAAATTGTTGAGGGAAAATTGGTATTTCTGTCATCGCTCTTGTGCTTGCGAATTGAGTTCCAAGTTGATAATCATGATTTACTGTATCCATGCTTTGGAATAAACGGTCATTGACGGTGCTTCCATCATCACACAAGTTTTCATTTTCAAAATCATTATCGTTGTATATGTTCGCAGTTACTTTAAAACTATCAGCAGAACTTTCACTTACCAAATTAGTAGCATTACACCACTTATGAAAAGAAGAAACTGGTGTACCATTGGCTAATAAAAAAGTACCCGATGCTATTGCGTCAGTGTCACTAAAAGTGAATCCTGTGGCATTTTTACTTATGTAAGCAGCACTACTCCCATCGACTAAATATATTCTTCCAACCTTTGGAAAGCAATACGTACCCCACGAAGTAATATCCTCTTGATAATTATTAAGTGGAGTTACACTCATTGTAAGCCCATTAGATGTAGTATCGACCCAGTGCGCTTTAACTGCACAATTCCTACGAGTTGAGCCGGGTAATCGCATTAAAGCACTTGGGTCGTAAGTTGGTTTTGTATTGACGGCACCTTGTCCGGGGCCTCCCAGTGTTACTGTTACAACAGGTGAGTTAGGTTCTATTTCTTTTACAACATGTGAATCAGGAGAGCCACTTCCTGTAATGTTAACATTTTCATTTATCAGTTCTTCATTTATTCCAGCAGCCGTGACATGTGTTGTAAGTTGACCATCAGCACCTTTGTCTTGTCTTATGGAGCGTATTCTTGTACGACTCATAAGGTGCATTATCGATGCTACGTTAGGAATTTGACCTTTTGTAATACCATCTCTTACCTTTGCTAATTGGTTTGTTCTACTTTTGTTACTGGGTTGTATATAAATACGACCAGCAGTTACTCCGTGTTCATAGTAAATATTGTCTATAATATCAAACATTTCATGTACAGGTGTGCCTTCATTTGTGCCGCCTTTATCGAATACACCAGTGCCAGTGTTTTCAACTTCGGGTGATTTGATGAATTGTAAATTACTACTTTGACTCAAAAAGGTTACATTATCAATTGAAGCAGCGTCTATAGTTAATTTATGGTAAACTGATTTATGCACACCGTCGTTATGTGATGCATTAACCGCAGTTGGAGGGGTTGCGGGTTCAGCATTAGCATCATTAGGTGGAGTATAATTTACTGGACATCGACTAAAATCAAGAGTATTATCAATGTCTGCTCCTCCGGTATTGTCACCAACCAAATTATGCGACTTTCCTATTTCAGGAGATAGGTTAGTAGCCGAACGAGAAAACTCAATAAAACCACCCGGTGCAAATAACGTTGTATCTTTGCTCGCATCTGCTAAATCAGCCTCTATTACATCCATTACAGTAGTTGAGCCTGTCAATACAAAATTACCACTTGGTACAGTTTTTTCAACTAATAGCACTGGTGTAGTTTTACTCATACTTGCACCTGTCAAGTCAATCGCATTGTAATGTATCTCAACATAAGGTGCTAAATTATGTGTTGAACCTAATGTTGGGACTTTTAATAAAGCGATACGACTTTCAGTTTCGGGTCTTAAATGGTAATTTCTTGTATCATCATTTATGTCATCAAGTTCAGGAACAGGACCTTTTAACATAAATGGTTTAAAATCAAAATCAGTTCCACCAATAGCGATAATTTGTTCTTTACTTTCAGGTAAACCATTCCCAACAACAAACGATGCTGGTGAAGAATTTACTGCGGCTGAAATACTTATTTGTGACGGTGTGTTATAAAAATCAGCAAGCGCATTTGGAGTAAAAAACCGGTCAACATTAGGTGCAGTATTGTCATAAGATAAAGAAACTATGTCAGCCGCCCCACCGATTTGTTGGTCAACAACTAAACTCATCGGGTTAGGGAACTTTCGCATGTACTCATGACCGTCAATATGAGAATATGCATGTCTTCCGCTATGGCCTATTTGGAATAACTCATCTATACTTGAAGGCCAAACAACTGCAAAGGGATTATTTGGGTGTGTTGTAGTGGTTGCCATTTGAGATGAATACATTAACCCATGTTGCTCTAATGTTGATTCATCAATTACCATTTGACCCGTTCTATCAATAACTTGTGAGTTATAATGCGGCGGCTGATATGGTTTGCCAGTGCCGTTATCAATTAGTAAATCAGATGCTACAACAACAAAATAATCATCAACGTCAGCAGTTCTTGAATGTAACAATCCTCTTTTCCCGTTGGTTCCGTTAACAAAATCTAAGTGTATGCTGGATACTGTAAGCACACCAGTTGAAACATTTATTGATTCCAATCTCACTCTTTCAGGTGGGGATTGATTTGGTTTGTGTGTATTACGATTTATCGCACCGGGATTAATAAGTAAATTATATGGGGTATGCGGTATCGCTAAAGTTGATTTACTACCCGGTGAGGTGTAATAATCAATTACTTTGTAGTTACCCATGCTATAGGGCGAAGAAGTGAATGTTACTGTGCCTGATGTTTGAGTTGTACCTGTTAACTTTGTCGCTAAATTTTGTGCATCAGTGGTCGATATAGTGATAGTCGTTGTGCTTCCATCACTGGCTACGCTATAGGGTGTTGACGAATCGCTACCCAAAGCGGTGAGTTGATAAGTTTCTGAAACAATATCCAAGGGTTCTTCAAACCGATATAAAGCAGAAGAGTTACCAGTTAGTAAAGGTACTGAAGATGAAATCATATTGTTATCAAATTGTCTTGATATGTGTATGGCTTCCATAGCCCCTCTAAATTCACCGCCTTTACCACCAAGATAAATATGATTACTATTTTTAGCAAGCCTACTTTCTTTGTCGATGCTTTCACTTACAATGACTTTTCCGTTCACAAACACAAACATGTTTTCCTGTGTAACACCTGCTACGATATGATATAGCGGTCTATGGTTAAAATTTAAATTCGTAGCATCGCCATAATTAGAAGTATCATATCGATTATAAGAGTCATGAATACCACCATGCTCTTGCTCAGGAAAAATAATCCCATCCCATCTTGAGGTTGCATCACTAGCAGAACTCAAAACACGTTTTTTTATTCCGTTCGCTGTATCGAAAAATGCACTAAACTTGACAGGTCCGGGTGAATCAACTGTACCAAACTCAAGAGTAAATTGTCCTTCTCTATGTGCAACTACTCCACCACAGTCAGGTACAACCCATGCCTCAATACTTAGTCCTGTATCACCCTTTCTGCTAACTCTTGTGTTATCATCAGTGCCATGTCCAGTTTTGTTAAGAATACCTAAACCAGTTTTTGTTCCGTCGGGTGTCTCTTGTCCAACTTTAGTAAACCTACCTTGCGGTACAAGTATAGAATCACTAACACCATCAAAGAAAATAGCGTGACTTGTTCTTCCTATCGCAACCATATAACCCCTCAAATCACATAATCAGTTGGTATAAATTGAATATCAAATCTATAAATTGGTTCGCCTGCAACTCGTGTAAAGGTTGCTTTTGTGACTATACCTTTTATTCCAGCATACGATTCAAGCCAAAAATGTAATTCATCACTAGCGGGTCTTGCGTTAATTACATCTTTACTGTTCGTGGTATGAAATCCACCTGTAGGCATGAAAAAGTTTACTGCACTGTATTTTTCTCCGCTATCTGCATTTAAAGACGAATTAAACGGGATTTGTATGCCCATAATATAATCGGCATACTTGCTATCAATCGGATTTAATACTTCTGTCACATTTGTTTCATTTACATAATAATTGTTTACAGTTTCGGCCAAACCCCCAAAAGGAGCGCTTAAGCCACCGTTGTTTGAATTGTTTAAGGTAGCCCACAATGACATTACTTTATCTCCAGCACTCATGCCTGCAAATGCACCAGTGGCGGGGCGACCACCCTTAAACACTGAAAAATAAGGTTTGAATGTAGTATCCCATATACCCCTATTGAAGTCAGGTCCTTTCCCATTTCCAGTAAGAGAATCTGTATCAGTTGTGGCTTGGGTGATTACAACACCGGTTTGAGATTCACCACTTATTGTTGAATCAACTTGAGTAGCAGAAAAATTAGTTAAGTTATTCCCACCAAGGCTCGTAGCATTTAACAAATCAGTTAGATTATTTGCCATTTGTTTAGCAGTTAAAATATTGGTTTTACTTGCTACTCTAAACGAACCGCTTGAGCCTCCCGCTACGGTAACTGTATCTCCAACGGCGTAGTTTTTACCCGGATGTATTACCTCTATCCCTGTTATGGCTCCACCTGAATTTGTATATGTTACGATGCAACCTGAACCGCTACCTGACGTTGATGTTGCAGTTTCAGCAGAAGAGGTATATCCACTTCCCCCTACTATAGTATCAACAGTTTCAACTCCATTTGCAGTTGCAACGGCAAAGAAATGCTTACTTGAGCCACTATCATAACCGAATTTTGTGGAGGCTTTAGCGGCGTAAATGTTGTTTGTAGTTGAAAACGATGACCCACCTACTAATGCAAATCGAAAAGAAGACTGAGAAAAAGTATCAACTGTTTCACTTGCCCACAAACTTTCAAGATTAACTGCACTTGAAAAACTAATAGATTGTGAACTTGCTGGTTTTTGAGGGTTATTCACAAAATCAGTTCTTGAAAAATCAATAAGGGCTTGTGCTTGCGAACCTTGTCCTACCTTTGTTAAATCGTCATCAGTGAAAATCCCTCTAAGAAGAATTACTGCTTTAGTTAAATTCAAATCAATACTGTATCTTTCACTTCCAGTAAATATTATTGGAGTGGCGGAAACACCTCTATCAACATCCAAGGTAATTTCTTCACACATGAGTTCAATCAGACCGCCATCGTTTCTAACTAAACGCACTGGAACTCCATTGGCATTACCCATCAGTATCGCCCCTTCATGGTTGTGCCGCCCATATTACGAGCGAGTTCTTGTTGTATCATGTTACCGATTTCTCTTGCTAATGCTCTCTTATCAGTCCTATCGGTAATACCGCCAGCATTTACGGTTACATTAACCGTTCCACCCATACCAGCCCCACCGGGATTGTTTCTTTGTGTTAAAGGCACTACCGCCTCAGGTCCATCTTCACCAATTACGGCAAGTGTGGCTTTGTTTACTATACCACCTTTAGCCAATAACGGTATATTTCCTATCCCTGTAACCGATGAAAGCGAACCCAAAAATGGTAAATCATAATTCATTACTGAGTTAATGGGATTAATTAAACTGCTATTAACCATTACTTTGAAAATATCAAGTGCGCCGCTAAAACCATTGGATATAGTTTGTGTAATATCCCCATCAATTGAAAATAAATCTCCCAACCCCTCAGGAATTACATCATCCCATGACCAATCAGGTAAGAAATCTGACCATTGAAAATCCCAGTCTTCCCACGGCATACTCCAATCAAAGACACCGCCTTCACCGAACCAGTAATCAGAAGTCAATGCTCCGCTAGGCTCCCAACTAAAAATTCCATCCAAATCAATATCCCAATCAAAGACACCATCTTCACCAAACCAATAATCCGTAGTCAAATAATCAGGAAGAGTAAAGTCACCCCAATCACTCCAAGGCATTTCCCATCCAGTAAATACCGAACTACCAAAATAATAATCCCAAGTTAACCACTCAGGGACCGAAAAATCACCCCAAGATTCCCATGGCATTTCCCAACCAGTAAATACACCATCTTCGCCAAACCAGTAAGCACTGGTTAAAACTGCGGGCGTTGTAAATGTAAAAATACCATCCCAATCAATGTCCCAATTGAATACACCACCCTCACCAAAATAATAGTCATAAGTAAAAATAGCAGGTAAAGAAATATCAAATGCATTACTAACACTTGTTTTAAATTCTTCCCACTTTGTGCCTGCATTATCTAAAAATTCTCCTATGGGGCCACTCACGTATGTGTTCCAAGCATTTTGTATGCCTGTCCAAATCGCACTTACAGTTTGTCCTAATGCTGAAAATCCACCAGAAATTCCAGTAACGGCAGCAGACATGCTACCAAGAATTCCTAACATTGCAACCATGTAATCACTCCATATCTAAGAAATTATAATCTAACGGTACTACTTCTCTTCCATTTGCTTTTGCTTTTGCTTTTTGAATTTCTGCGCTTTTTTCCTTTTCATTAGTCATCGCCATAGCCCAAATAAGTGACTGTTGGAATATTTCTTTAGGCATATTGTACACTTCAAGTAAAGATATGTTATAGTGTTTCGCTATGACGTATGCCCAATACTGAATTTGAAGGTTGAAATCCTCACTACTTTCATAGTGAGATTTATTTAAAAATTTCTCAACCTTCAACTGCCCTGTTTGGTAAACCCCCCTTGCAACACCTCGGCTAAGTCGTTAGGTTGCGGGAGTATCTTTGAAATTTGTTCACCCACATACCCTTTGAGAGATAGTAGTTCTTCTTTGCTAAGTGAAGGGTTAGTTTTTACAATCCAATTTGAAAAAGCAAATCCCCAATATCCGCTTAGGCTCATGGAGACATCTCCATCTTTTACCACAAACATTCTTTGGGCGGCGTTTTGTATGTCGAGGAAGGATATTTCTTTTATCCATACCTCAATAATAGCATCTTCGTCATCGGGGTCTGCCCTGACTTTATGCTTAATTAGTTCATCATTCTTCAACAATAGGTTCTTGTTCACTATTTTCTTTGCCATTTAATTCACTTCCATTGGATGCAGCCGCCTCTGTGGCGGGGGCTTCCGACTCCTCCTCAGGGGCTACTGTTTCAGTAGGGCCTTCGGTATCATTTTCTTCGGTAGTTATACCCTCATCGTCTTGCTTTAGCCTTAGAACAATTTCAGCCTTTGTGCCATATACAGGCAATCCACGCTCTTTACAAACTTCTCTAAGTTCTGCTACGGTAAGGGAATCATATTTTTGAATTTCTTCAGGAAATGGGTTTTCTACTTCAACTTCAACTAACTTGTTAATTTCTTCTTTTACTGGTTTAGATAGTAAATTTTCAACATGTTGATTTATAGCATGATTTGATTCAAGTTGTAACATATCCTCAGTAAATTCTACATTGTTGACACTACACACCCACTTTGCATATCCTTCTAAACCAAGGCGGCGGTATTGTTGTAAGGAAATTTTCATGCTTAACACCTCAATATTTTGGAATGGTATCACGTGCAATCACTTTAATTGCCTTTGGCATGATTTTCAAAGTTGATTTTACTGCGCCTTTATCCTCAGGGATTTGAAGAGGTGCTTCTATAATGTAATAATCATCGATAAGAAGGACCATTTTCTCACTGTTAGCAGCAGTTGTGCTTCCTGTTCTATTTTTCTCAAATTCGATACGGATTTGGTTGGTTGTTGAGTTTTCTGAGTTGACACTAAATTCTGTTCCTGAGCGCATTTTATGGAAGAATACAGGGTCATCAACAACAATTTCCATTGACATATCGTAAGTCGTTTGTCCTTCAACCATGAGACTGGCGTTTCTTGCACCACTAAACGGAACTTGTGCGGTTGCGGCATCATCAGCAGAAATGTTTTGTCCGTTGATGGTGTGAAACGCTTGTACACCAGTTTGCCCGCTTAAAGTGAATGAAAGAACTTGAGCAACTTGTTGCCCTGCTAGTTTGATACTACCGTTGTAAAACATGAAAGGTTTTTGAGTGCCTTTTGCAATACCTGAATTTATCCTTGTTTGTTCAGTATTAGCAGTATCGTCAAACATGCGATGAGCAGCGTACCTTGTAAACGGAGTTGCTTCCAATCTTCCAGTATCAGTATAACACAACGCTGAATTAAAATTGACAGAAAGCCTTAACGCAGCATCATTATCTGTAGTCATGGAAAAATCAGTGACTTTACACCCACGAAAAACTCTTGACAATTCTTTGCTATCACTGGCTAAACCATCAGTTGTACCTTCAGTTGAATCAATATTCCTCCGTCTTTGTGAAACTTCTAAAGAAAATGAAGGAACAGTTGTTCTTGAGAATAAAAGATGCTCTACAGGATTTGTAATAGTTCCTGTTGCATCCACTATCACAGGAAGTGAGTTCGCCTCATCAGGGTCACGAACTTCAACGTTAGTACCGGAAGCGTGTGGATATACAAGTGGTTCATCCAAGTATATTCTGGTGTCAACTGATGAAATACCAATGACTCTTCGTGATTCATGTACTTTGGCTACATCAAATTCATCATCAGTGACGGTCCCATCCCATGTGCTACCATCAGGTTCGTGGTCACTCACAACAGGTACAGTAATATTATCTAATGAGTTACCTCCTCTAATTTCTATATAATCACCTACGGCAATACCACTTTTTGATGCAAGTAAAACATGAGAGTCACCAGCATTGGAATCGGCACTTAGTGTAGTTGCTACGCTACCACTGTCAGGGGAATTGATAATTTCTTGACCAAGGCAATATTTTAACCAGCGAGCGGAATGCATTGCAACTTCAAAAGAACCCCCTTCATTGGTGATTTTTCCGGGTACTTGAACCGAAGTATCACGACCAAGCCCAACCACGTGGTATCTTTTTAAATCAATTTTAGTTTCAGGTAATGTAATTGCTGATGCAATACCTAAAAATTGGTCAATTTTACATGATGCAGTACCCGGCGCACCGCTTGTAGGATGTGTCATTGCTACATCCATAGGTGGTGTTTTGTATGGTAAAATATGGATTGTATCGTTACTATTAAAATTAACACTCCCTCCAATACTGGTAATCATAGCGGGAGATATTTTCATGGTGGCTCCATCATTTTCAACAATGGTAAAAACACGACCACCGTTTCCGGTATCGGGTAAATCTCTAACATTTATAGCACTACTACCTGCCGCTTCAAATACCAATTGCGAACCTACAAGCATATTTTTTGGGTATCTCAATTTAGCACTACCGTCAAAAAGAGTAGAGTTATTTTGGCTTGTAAAGGTAATAGTAGTAATGTTTCCGCTATTTGCAACAGCGATTGACACATCAGTGTTATCACGAATTACCATTCCTGTTTCTGGTGCAAAAGAAACTTCTGCTAAATCTCCCTTATAGACTGTGCTTGGCATTTTTAATCATCTCACGGTATTTGTTCTGCTAATATTACAACCTCAATCTGAAACGTCATTCTAAACAATTTTTTACTCCTATCACTCAAATCTGTTCTTGTCTTAAACACTAGCCTGTCAAAATTTGTCCCATCACCTTTTCTTTTTGTATGTATTAACCGACGAACTTCGTTCTCAAGCGATTGGAGATGACTCCTACTCTTAATTGTTCGCATGTCAACGGTTATATTTATACGTGTTGTGACGAAATCGTAAAACAATTCCGGTGCTTCTTCATTGTGTGCCGTTTCATAACAAAGTATGTAATCTGATTTTTGTAGGTCAAGCCTCTTACCACGCTCAGGTGATACGTCAGCAACGTCCAAAACAATAGGTCTGTAGTTTCTCGTATTACCCCTGTTCCAGTCATCCTTGAACAAACTTATGATGACATCAAGCCCTTCAGTCCAAGTTGCTACCATTAGAAAGCCCTCCGTTTAAACTTGTTTGGACTGTCTTTGAATTCTTGCCTTCTCTTTTCTAAGTCAGTGGGCACGATAAATCCTCCATCATGCCTCATTTTAAACTTTAAAAAATTAGGATTTTGACGCAACATTGCCTTATCTGTCGCTTCGTTTAGTTTTTCTAACTCACTTTCTGTAGCATTACTTTTAGTGTTATTGTTAAAATATGACCCGTCATCTTGAATCTTGAGGCCCATGGCTAATGCTTCTATGTCCATCATTCTCTCACGAAATTCAGGCGGCTCAGTTTTAAAAAAATTCATTAATTTTTGTTGTTCAAATTTATCTTCTTTAAACAATGTGACTATACGTTGAAAGAAATCGTCACTGTCCCTTTTGAAGATTAACTCATCGCTCATTCAAACAACACCATCTCAATATACTTAGGTAAAGTTCGGTCAACATCAGTTTGGTACAACTGTACCTTACTTGCAAGGTCAATATTTTGTGTACCTTCAGGAATTAAAATACTACGGTCATCAGCCATTAACAATTCAATGGCAACCATTTTTGTGCATATATCCTCTATTGCCTTCTCCACGTATCTTTCACCGTAAACGTAAGCAACCTTAATCGCATTCCACTCAAAGAAAGGATAAGAATTGTTAAAGTAAATAATACCCATTTCGTGGTCAAGCCACCAATCTCTCAAACGTGCATTATCTCCACTACTTGAACCACCCTGCAAATCAACTAAAAATGAACGTTGAGTGATTATACCAGTGATAGCCCCTAAACTACCTGTAACTGCTACACATCCTGTAAATGAAGTAGCAGTTTTACCAGTGTATCGAAATACATCCCCACTGGCATCTATAGCAACACCAGCATTTACAAAACCTGTAGTAGATGCAACATTAATTGTAGTTGAGTCAAGACTTGTAAATGTGGTTGTATTTACTTGAGTTTGTTCTATGGTTATATCAGAAGATGTACATACAATACTACATGTTTCTCCCGCTTTTACTGCTCGCATAGATGTAAGTTTTACAACTCCTGTTCCATAGTCAGAATTAGCACTAGCGAGAAATTCATTATGAAGGGCCACGTTAGATGTTGAACCCTCTAAGGTAAATGTTGGTGAGAATTCTACTGATGCTTTACTCACCCTATCTTCCTTATTTACAAGGTCAGCAAAATTTTGTGCCACTGTAGTCGCATCGAAATCATCACGCCACTGTCCTGTCCCTGTGCCTTGAGCGAGTGTAGCAACACTTCCATTACCCGGTGAAACATATATGGCAGCAGAACTTAATGAAGATACATCATCAAATTTGATACGTGCTTCTGCACCGCATATTTCACGATAATCATCACCCTGCCAAAGTTCAATTCTTAATATCTGTTGTACATTCCTAAATAGTAAAGGTGCAGTTCCAACGTAATCGGTATAATATCGTCGTCGGTATGGCTTGTATGTATCGAAATTGATATATTCAGCACTAACAAGATAAGGTCGCCAAGCATTGTGTGTAATATTATCAATTTTATCTTGCATTTTTAATATCACGTTGTCAACTTTTGCTTTGGTTAAACCACGTATTTTTCCGTTAGTAAAAGAGGCTAGATTTTGAATATAAGTGTTCAGCGCCGTTGTAAAATTTGATATTCCTATGTTAGTATTTACTTTTAATCCTACATTCGCACCTGCATTTACAATTTCAGTGATAGCCTCTTCCTTACCTATAGCATTATTATCACTGTAAAAACGTATAGTATCTCCAACTGAAAAACCGTGTAGTCTGTAATCCGTACCTGTAACATATAAGATGCTTGTACTACCATCTAAGGTCGAGTCAGCGCTTGCTAAGACTTCTTCACCGGGACCAATATCGAGTAAGTCGGCAACTTTTTGTGCCGTGGTGTAAACAGTTTCAGTGGTGTACAAAGGTCTTGTTTCAGGTTCACCGGGACTGAATACTATTGGCATACATTAATCCCCCTCACGACTTTAATATGCTCCATGCGTCACGAAATGCGGTGTTGTGAGAAGTCATAATATTACGCATGTGTTCTGCTTCCATATCTTCTTGCGTAGGCATCTCTTCTTGCATAGGCATTTCACCTTCTATTTGTTGACCCTCAAAAGGTACTCTTTCGCCAAAAAATTTAATGTCGAAATTTTCAGGATGCATAACTGCATCTCTCATGAGTTTATCACGTGCTTGTGTAAATTGCATTCCAGTTGGGTCGCCGCCAGCATCTTTCAAAGCGGAAGCGGCTTTCTTATTCGCCCACTGTTGAAGTCTTATTTCTTCACCGTCAGGTGTGAGAACCTTTTGTCGATGGGGCCTCATTTCTTTAATTATAATTTTTCTCATAGTATCACATTCTGTTCTTTTCATCTCTATGTCCTAAATTATATTCCATGGGTTTTTCACAATTACCGCATGTGGCTCTCCATAAAAAATGTAAGAAGCCACAGTGCTGACATCTTGTACCTGAGCCGATATTAAGTATGTCACCTATTTCTGTACTTCTATTTCTTTGTTGTGTTGTCACACCCTTCAACGGATGTTCTTTATCATCAACAACAGCAGATTGAGTGTCAAATTTTATGCCACTTTTTTCTGCACGATGAATGTCATCAAAATCAATATTTCTTATGTCAAAACCCATGAATCACCCTCAACCAGCATAATTTACTACGACGGCGATTTCACCCCTTATGTCTGTTATATCCATACTTGAAACACTTGCTGATGCGCCTGCGAAAACGTCAGCGGCTCTTCCATTTAACATTGGTGCAAAAGTATCTGAATACAACTGTGTGTTTGCAGGTATAGTGCATGATGCTTTTTCACTAAGAGTAAAAGTCTCCGGGTCTGAGCCGACATTAGTTGCGGTAACGAATCCTATATACAAGAAACCTTGTCCTGTAACGCTCACATCGCTTTTTCTTACAAACAATCTTGTTGCGCTGTTTTCTTTCGCATTTGGATTGAACACCGCATTTGCGTTAGCAGTAGTAAAATCAGTATTTGCATTTGCAGCATCATTAGTAACGATGTTAGAAGTACCTGTACTATTAATCGTTACCTCAGTTTTTACACTGATACCTGTTTCATAAGGACCGCTAGGCGGAAACAGATAAGTCTGCGTATTGATTGCCGGTAAAGCCAAAGAGGTTCACCCCCCTCAGCGTTGACCTAGAATCCACCAGCGACCATCTTGGGTATGTGCCGTACTTGCTGCACCAAGATTTCCATTTCCGAAAACTACTAATTTGTTAGTCTCATCAATAGAAACTGCTAGACTTCCATCGTTTAGTGTTACTGCACTTTGGTCAGGTCCAAGTTTGAAAATAGCGGCTTCATCAGCCACAGTTGCCGATACACTGTCAACTGTCATTCCAGTGGCGTTTGCTGCCATGGCGGTGACAACCCCTACTCTAAAAGCGGTAGCGGGGTCACCATCATTACTAGCATAAACTGATTCTCCAATATTAAAGTGTAGTCTCATATCCACAGTTTTAACTGTAAAAGTTGTAGCACCTGCTGTTTTTTGTCCATCTGCTTGTATTCCGGTACTGTATAGACTTGTTACGTGTCCACCTGCTGCAAAAACGTTGGTTAACGTTTGAGCGTATGAAACATCAGTTCCGCCATCTGTGAAAGTTCCGGTCATCATGAGCATGTCGCCCAATACGTGTGTTCTTGTGTCGTTAGTATGTCCTGCTGCCATATTTTTTCATCTCCAATAATTATTGTAAACTACCTTCATTTAAATGCTTTTCCACGAGCATGAGTGCTGCGGGTTTGGTTAAGTAACCGCTACCCATTTGCACTCCTGCTTCTTTCAACCAAGATACGATGTCTTTTCTATTCCAACTTTCATCAGGGACATTGCTTTCTTCTGCTGAAGTAGGCTCTTCCTCCACAATCCTAAATTTGTTGGGAGGAAGAAACCTACGATTCGCTTTAAGCCATTCATGTGTTACCTCAACCTCTTTTCCACGAACCCACGAGTCTTTTTTATCTCGCATGGGGGTTTCGTAAAGAGGCCCTAAAAAGGTAACAGAAGGCAATTAATCACCTCAACCTACGATAGCGGTCAATAATACTACGTCTGTGTTTCCAGCGGTGGTGTATGCAATTGTACCTGATTCGTGTGCAACTACGGTAGCCGCCGCCAACAAAGATTCGTCAGTGTCGGTATCGTTAACAAGGGATACTAAAGCGAAAACCTTGCTTAGTCCACTGTCGTATGCATTTACATCAAAGGTGTGTGCGGTTCCAGTGTCACCGGTAAGTGAGACTGAAATGAGTCTCAAACCAGAAACAGGTTTGTTACTGCTTGAGTTAGCAGCATTGAATCCGGTGAGTGCGCCGGGGTAAGTCCCTGCGGCAGCCGTACCGGATTGCCATGCGGTGTTATCTCCAACAGTTCCATCTGCGTTAGGAACTTTTTGAGGTGCGCCGGGTGTGTTACCACCAATTGCAATGTCCAAATATGTTGTCGTTACTGTCAAATTACTATGTGCCATTTATCATCATCTCCATTTATTTTTTTCTCCAATCGCCTCACTTCAAGTCTCGGATAGAACCGTGACCTCCAAAGAAAGTTGTCCATACTTCACCCATGGTTCGGTACATTCCCTCTTGTCCGAGGCGGTTGATAGCGAATGGGTCGCCAGTTTCAATTCCACTCTCGAAGTATTGGGTTGGAATAGCGGTGCTAAAGTACAAGTAGTCTGTGTCAAGGTAGTAAATTCGGCTTAGGCCGTCTGCTGGTACGTCTTTGGATGGAATGATTGGGACACCGTTGTAGGTAGCCACAATGAAACCAGCCTCAACACCGGGTACACCCTTTACACCGTTGTAGGTTGGGGTGACTCTCTTTTCTTCCATGAACCTTTGTTGGCTTTGGAGAAGTTGTTGAAGTCTCATCAAAGTGTCGTATCCAGTAAGCATAACCTTTGGATTACCACCACGGACCCAAATCTTTTGGAACAAATCGTCCAATTGGTCGAGTGATAGTGTTCTGTTGGTGCTTGCTGTGTCAGCATTTCCTTCTGCAAAGGACCAAGAGTTAGCACTTCGGTCAATTGAGTAAATGTCTTCATCTCCAGCATCATAGTGAGTACCTGAGGTCATAGCAGTTGAATCAGAAGTTGTTACCCTGTCAAGTGATTCAAAATCGTTTGCAGCAGCAGTTGATACATCGGTCAACAACATTCTGTTGATGTGTTCTGCGTGGTGCTTACCCATTTCTTCTTTCAAAACGCTGCGAATGTCACCAAGACCGTCATCTTTGTCAGCAAGGAACATGGCTGTTTCGCTCATGTCAAATGTGTGGACAACAGTTTTTGGTTTTGCAGCAATGTGCTGGAAAATAGGTTTGGTAGTGTCAGGTAGTGTTGCGTTTTCTGCAACTCCTCCACCAACGGTGAAAGATGGTTTTTGAGTTACAACTCTCCAACCACTTCGCTCCCACGGTCTTTTCGGTAGAATGCTAAATGCATTGAATTCTTGGTTAAGTTGACTCCAAACCTTTCGGCCATAAATTGCTTGGTATGTACCGGCGGTTGAGGACAACATTGGGCTATCTGCTTTCAAAAGTTCTGAACCGCTGTAAGAATATCCCATAGCGTTTCCTGCGCCGTAGAAATAGCGTTCCATATCTTGTACTGTTCTAATATAATCTCTTGCCATATTTTTCATCTCCTATAATTTTTTCCTTCTCCTCATGCACCCCGGTAAACCTTGTTGGCAAGAGTGTGTACCTCATCCCAAGACATGTGTGCAAGGTCATGCGTTGTTGGAACATTAATGTTTGTAAGACCGGAATCAGCAGACTTAGCGATTACTGTTCCTTCTGTGGTAAGATTGCTGATTCTCTCTTCTAAGTTTTCAATACTCTTGAGAACATGTGAAAGAGGTTCACGTGCATCAAAGGCTGCTTTTTCAGCATTTGACTTAGCAACAGTTTGTTCTTCAGTGAACCTGTTGGAGAAGTATCCTTCAAGTTCATTTCTGAATTGTTGTTCTTCTGCGGCGGCTTTGTAAACTTCATATGCGGCATGAATGTCGCTTTGACTTACATTGTTAGCAGACAAGTATTGCTTTGCCAACGATGCTGCTCCCATTGCACCTGCTGGTTCTTTTCCACCAGTTGCAGATACGGCGCTGATTGCTCCAGTAGATGGAGAACCATTCTCTTGTCCTCGGCCACGAACTTGTCCAGCGAAATAGTCAGCACCATCCACTGAATCGGGGTTATCGAAACCACCAAGTTGTGCCTTCTCAAGATTTCCGAAGTGGTCACGAGCGGCTTCTATGTCAACACCACTCTTTGAGAGAGTGCCTTCCAAGAAACTTAGATATTCGCTGGTGATAAAGTCTGAATACTCTTCTTTAGCGTACATCTTGTCGTCCTTGTCGTCTTTCTTTTTCTCTTCCTCTTCGTCCTCTTTCTTGGACATTTTTTCTTCTTCGTTCATGTCCTTCTTGTCTTTCTTGGAATCAAGGTGTTCTTTCAAACCTTTAGGCATTTCTCCTTTTTCCATTGCATCAAGACGGGCATCTAGTTTGTTCATCATTTCCATTAAACTTTGTTCTTCTGTCATAGTTATATCCTCCTTCAGAATACGAAATTGTGCTTCAGGGTTAATACCTTTTTCACAAATCGTGATTTCATGGAGTTCCATTTTACTTATCTCTTGGTATTCACCATGAGAATTGTCTGCTTTTCGGACTCGCTTGAATGCTTGTCCTCCGATTGAGAAGCCTTGCAAATTACCTTTTCTTATTTCGGCTGCTACTTCTCGTGCTTTTTCTATATCATTACGTAGTTTTACGACAACAAACATTCCTGTGTCATCCACTTCAGATTTCCACATTCTTCCGTTTTTGTCAACGTATGAGTCAATAACTTCTCCAACTTGTATGTTAGAGTGTGCAAGTTGAACATTTCGGTATTTGTCACTTTTCATAAAGTTTCCAAAAGCATCATTGAGTGCCCCTCTTGTAATTAGGTCACCTTGCTTGTCAACGAGTTCAACTGATGCGTAACCAGCGACAACCAAATCATTCCCACTCTTTAGAATGGAAATGCCTGATGACGGTCTTCGCATGGTCAGCATTGAAAGGAATGATTCTTTGTTTTTTTATTTATAGTTATCTATTTTTGAGATATACTAACTTCATCCTTATTTTTGTCAAAAGCGATGGACTCACCTGCATCTGTACGTAAATCGATATGTTTTACAGATTCTTCTTCATCTTCTTCATCTTCTTCATCTTCTTCATCAAATCGTTTTTTTCCATCATAATCAGGTAAATTTGAATCTTCAGTTAATTTTGTTGGCCCTTGTGGTGATTCAACAGGTGTAGCCATGTCTATCCCAAGCCCTTTCGGACCTGTCCATGTCATTTTTTCTTTTGTTAACATATCAATGGCACGAGTAAAGACGTGTGCCGCTTTGATTGTAGTGGGTTTTAGAATTCTTTTTTCATCCTTTGCATCTAATACACCAGCAGATTGTTCCTCTTGCCTTTTACGACTAGGTGGCTTTTTTTCTTTTATCTCTAATTTTTTAATGTAACCTTGTAACATAAGTGAAGCAATAGGTTCCCAAAATGGTTGTAAACTTTCAGCAAGCGAAAGTGAGTAATTGGATTTTCGTAAATCGCCTATATCTGTTGTTACGTTTTGTAAATACCATTTATCTTCTATATATTCAACTTCATAATTTACCGTATCAATATCTTTAAGGATAATTTTTAATTTGTTATCTTCCATATCTACATCATGTGGTATGAGTATTGGAGAGAAAGATTTGGTAAGCAGGTCTAAAGATTCAGCGCTCGCTGCCCCTTCTCCCTCTCCTTCATCAACAATCTCTTGTATGTGAACATTGTATATGTCTCTCCCACCTCTTCTTTTCTTTCCTAAACCACTTATTTTCGCTCTTACTAAATCGCCCACTTTGAAAAGTTTTTGTTGATTTCTTGCAGTTCCAATATCCATGTAATCTTTGTTTTCTAAGGTTATTGCCCGATTACCCAATACTGATGCATTGTTAATAGGACCTGCGCCTAATTGGTATGTATATGGGCCAGTGCCTCTTCTATCAAGAACGATGAAATTGAAATCTTTTGTTTCACGAAGTAAAAGCCATTTTGGATGTCTTGTTTCCCCTTTCATGTAAGTTGACTTATTATCTCTCAACAGTATGACATCATGTTCCTTCTTTATTTCTTTTACCGAGTCTTCAAGCCCTTCTTCGTCAGTGATACGTGTATCATGTGGACCGGGCACTATGACATTTTCATAACTATCAAACTGCCCACGTAAAATTTTCATCCGTTCAAATAATAACATATCAGCGATATTATTATCATCGTAATTTATAATGTCAATCAGATTTATTTCTTCCTCTCCAAGTATAGCATCGACAGTATAATTTTTGTCACTTATTTTTTTAATATTTTCTTTAATTGACTTCTTAACTCCAACTTTTTTCTTGTTTTCATCATAAACAGTAATATTGTCATCATTTTTTACAATGATAATTCTTTTACCATCATACCATTTACTAACTACCCAAGAACCGCTAAAACCACGTAAGTTATCAATATCATTTAAATTAAATATTCTGTGCATTGGTCTAATAGGTGGTGCCCAATCTGCTTCATCAGATTTTATCAAAAGCACATCGGGGTCAATTAACGAATTGACATACTCACTGGCTTCACTCATTACTAAAGTAGTAAACTCGTCACTCGGTGATGAATAAGTTTCAGGATTAACATTTGATTGTGGTGTTTCAAGGCTTTGTGGTGGAGGTGCATTTTGTAAGACTTGAGAAACCGCCTCAGGGGAATGGGCGATATTCATCAATTCTTGAGGAATACTATGTGCCATCATTGGTTTTGCATAACTACCCACATGTATGTTGTCCTCACTATCAAATTCAGCACCAAGAGAAGGCTCGGCTAAATGACCATTATGGATTTGCCCTGAATTAAACGTACTAAAGAGAGACACCATGGTAGGAGAAACTGCACCAATTGGTAAAGAAGTTATTCCAGCAGAACGAATAATTTCATCAGGTGCTTCAACAACATCTTCTTGCGCTTTTTCAGGGTCAATAAAAATTATATTATCCAAACCGTTTTTGGTTTTTCTTGAAACTTTCTTTACTCCTTTTCCAGCACCTAAGGCATTGTGTGGGTCAAATTGAGCAGCATTCAACATTTCTAAACCATGTTGCTGCATAGATGCTTTGTATCGTTGCGGACTCATGATATGTTGCACCATTTGGGGCATCCGATGAATATAATGTGAACTCCAATTACCACCAGTTGCATTTACTTTTGTTTGTAAGTTATCTATCGCTGAATAAATGTCATTGTTATGAGTATCTTGATGAAACATATCTTCATGAGATGCTTCATCAGGTGAAATATTCATTCTCTCTTCATTTCTTTGAAGTAAATTATTACTCATATTACCTATCTTAATCTCATCATCACCAAGAAGTAAATCTCTCACTGTTAATGCTTTGAAAGGAACTTGACGTAAATTGGATTGCTCAATTAAACTTCTTACATATTCTTTCATTTGTGGTGTTTTCTTTAAATTCATACCTTCTAAAACTTCATCAACAGACATGTTTCCATTAACTTCAAACCCGGTGTTATTAACAGTATTTGCAATGTTTTTATGTTCTTGATGTTGTTTTGGTTTATCACTTGTTCTCATTGATATACCATACGTTTTTGCTGACAAACCATGTTTTGATGTGGTGTGTAAATATCTTTCAGCATCACTAAAAGCACGTTGAGTATTCCATATGAATTGTTGTGGGTCATCGACTGAAAAAGCATTTTCATCGTGTTCTAAATACTTAGGTATGATGAAATCACGTGCTACTTCTGCAACAAGTTTTCTATGGTCCTTTAATAGGTCTAATGTTTGCTGCGCTGCTATTTTCCAATGATTACTTGGTTTACCTGATACACTTTGTTTTGCTTTATTTTCAAGTTGAGTAAGTTGATTTTGTTTATCTGTTAATTCTTCTCTTATTGAAAGCATACCTTCGGGCGATAAACCCTCTTCTGTGAGTCTTTCATTTAATTGTTCAACAGACTCTCTAAGTTTATTTTCTTCTTCTCTCGCTGGCAACATCCCACCTAAACTTAACAAATGGTTCATTGCAAGTGTATCACTGGTTGTGATTTTTGTGGTTGCTTTTTGATTTTTGGATTTACTCTCCTCAACTCTTTTTTCATGCAAGTTGTCTTTAAAATTTTGAAACCAATTAACCACTTGATTTACATTTAACTCGTCTTTTTCCCCAAAACCTAAACGATTTTTCAATGCTGAATAATTTTCATTGTTATCTGTTTGTACTGTATTATTCAAAAAATCAACTATTTTTGATGGAGAATTAGTGTTTAATATGTCTCCAATAGAATTAATGACTCGAATTGGGAAAAAATCCTCTTTTTTATTCACATCAATATTGAGTTTATCCAACATGTTAGGACTAATTGGTTTACTTTGCCATCCCATAAAATCCAAAAAATCTTGTAAACCATCCCCACCGCTCACTGAAAGGTCACCCGAAAACAAATCTTGTAACGATGCAACTGACTTTTTAGCAGGTTGATTAGGATGATTTTGCCTTCCTAAAAACGTATTAAATATATGAGCCTGCATTGCTCTTTGAACCATTAAACTATCAGTCGGTCTTTCTCCATAAGCGGTTTTCGGTTGAATAGTAGATACAGGATGTGAAGCCAAGTGCGGCGTCATGTGTTGATTGTGAGAGCCAAGTTCTTTCTTTTCTTTTGATGTTGCATTTCTCATAAAGTATTCATAAAGAGGATTTATTGCAGTTTTGTGTTCTGTGTGATTGTTTTTTCCTGATAAAGTCTTTTTACTACTATTAACAGGTGAAAGAATATTTTGTATTATTGGATTACTATGTTCCTTGACAAATCTTTTCTTCTCAACATCATAGTGTCCAATTGGAGTAGTTTTTTCTGGTGCAAAATGATAACCTAAGGCTTTGTTATTAGGATGTAATTCATAGTATGAATGCCCTCCCTCATCCCATCTAAACATAGTTGATTCACTATTATCATGAGATACACTATTGTTTAAGTCTAACCAAGTGGCTAATGACGTTCCTTGCCCGCCAATATTTTGATACATTTTTGACCAAAAAAGTGACGGTCCGTATCTATAGCCTTGTCCGATGTTCCATATTTCGTCGGCTTCCTCATCGATGTGAGGGCCAAAAGGACTTGTTAACCAACTTCTATCGTTACGCATGTCTTTTGCTAAACTTGGTAAAGTACCTTTTTCTTTGGCTGCTTGCTCTAACTCTTCAATTTTTTCTAAAGGAATAATAGGGCCTTGCATATTACCATGTATCGGATGTTTTAGCATTGGTTTACGTGTTTGAGGGTGAAAACCTGATAAAAATAATAGGTCATCTATTGGTAATCTCGTGTCATATGGACTTTCTGGTGTTTTATTTTTATAATGATTTTTAGATGCAGATAATAAATCTGAATAATTATATTTATCTTTGTAGTTGGTAGTGTGTAAATTTAATCTTGGTAAAAATGATATTTCTTCTTTACCTTCTTTAGTGTGTTTTTTATTTATTTCATCTAAAATGTAATGAGAGAAGGATTGTTCTAAATTATGTGGTATGTGAGATAGTTCTCCAATCGCTACTTGATTGAATGCCCCTTCACCTGTTTCATAATCTGATTCATTGCTTTCCAATTGATATGGAGCATTTCTTCCATGAAAGCCCTGTCCTCTCATCATATAATTCATATCAGGGGTTCTTCTCATGATGTTGTTATGAATAATCCTTGCAGTAGGAATTTTTTCACCATTAGGAAGCGTGATAGTGTCATGGTCATCTACACCTCCCATTTCATCATAAATATGTTTCATTATGGCCGTTCTTTCTTCAGGATTAAACCACTCAAGACCATACATATATCCATCAAGCCCTAACGCATGAGGATGATATTCTACATTCTCTTCATATCCTTCAGTATCAAACGAAGTAGTTTTTTCATGTTTATCGGAAATCCAGTCTTTAGCCCTGCTGTCAAAATGTTGATTTCTTAACACCTCATTGATTTCTTTGGGTTTTAACCCCTGTTCTTCTAACTCAATTTCAATGTCTCTATTCGCTAATAACCAACGGCGGTAATCTCTTTCATAAAAATCCATTTGATGATTTCCTACCACACCATTAACATCTAACTTACCAAGAAGTTTTTGTGTTTTTTTACCAAGAGTATCTTTTGATGATGCACCAAAATATAATGGACTTTTTTTATCTTTTAGATGTTTTATGTATTTTTTCTCAAACTCAGCCTCTTCTTCACCATGTCCACCTAATACGTGAGCCTTTAATAATTCCACAAAGTTAGGCATATCCGTTACACTGTTTGTTTTTCTCATGGGATGCACTGATTCATGATAAGGAAAATGATGTGCTTTGTAAGATGATGCACCAGTTCCAACGTATGTAGGCCACAAAGATGCTTGTTGAGCAATAGAAGTGGCACCGTATAAACCGTCTTTCCATACATGATTTGTTGGCTCTCCATGTGTGGTTTGTCTGCTATACAAATAACCTCGACCTTCAGGTAATTCAACCTCGAATTTTTGTTTACTGTCGTCTTTTTCTTCTTTTACTTCCTTTAAGATTATATCAGCCGTTGCTTTAAGTGACCATGATAAAGAGTCTGTTGGACTTTTTTGGAGTGATTCCCATGCAAAAAGATATTCTGCTGCACTATCAAAAATATCTTTACCATCGTATAAAGATAACAAAAAGTCATTTTTAGCAATGGCAAGTTGCTCATTGAACATTTTTTCACCGCCTAGTTAAGCGGCTGAAATTGTGGACAAGCATGGATGTCCATACCACGGTGAAGTAAACATCCGGTTCTATTTGAACCTCCACATATACCACAAAGCACAGGCATACCGCCTTCACCTGCTTCTCTTAACATTGCTTTTGGACTTTTTTTAATAAGTACCTTCATCTTTCTCCACCCATGAAGTTTGACTTGTCGGGGCCGCTTCCCTCATGGGGATTCATCCTTCTTCCAAGTCCCTCCACGTCGGTTTTTTTATCATCCTTTTTTCTTTTAGGTTTAGCAACTTCGGATTCAATACCGGTGCCGTTTGTAGTATAATATGCATTTCTTGTTTGACCGCCGGATTCTGAATGAATTTCAGGATTTACATCAGTAATTTTTTCCTTTGGGAGTCTAAACTCTCCCTCCGCCTTTTCCATCTTACCACCGCATCCCATTTTCATACAAGCGCCTTTTTCTAACTCTTCTCCACAAGAAGGACACTTTTCTTTACACTTACAGTCAGCCCCTTTTCCTTCACATTCGGGGCATTTTTCGGCTTTTTCTAATTGAGCAATTCTTTTGTCAATTCCTGCTGCTTTCTCTATCAGTTGTGTAATTTCGTAACTTTGTTGTTCAAATCTTGGTTTCACGGTATCACCTCTCACCGTCTTTTGCGGTATTTGCTAACTCATGGATTTCATCCCATGACATTTCATGAAATGCTTCATTGGTTTGCGGTATGCTAGAGTTATTTCCTTTGAGTATTGAATCATTATTCATATCATTTCTAAAAGGGTCGTTTTGCATGTCTTCTGCAAAAGGAGTGTTTGACTTAACTAAACCCATCTTTTTTAGCAACATATTAGGATTGTTAATTATTTGCTGGAGTCTTTGATTTTCTGCTTTCAAAACATTGATATTAGAATCCATACTCTCCATTTTTGTAATGAGAGCATTCATCAACTGTTCAGCGTTGCCCTCTTCACTCATATAAATCACTCAGAATATCGACCAAAAGTTCCTGATGTTTTTGAAAATTGTGATTTGCGAATGCCATTTGAAATGACTCCCGGTAACTTGCTACCTACAATTCCACCCTTTCTGCCCTGACTATCTGTGAATTTTAGTACAGGAACTCCGCCTGCAAAAATATCATTTGGTCCTATCAAACCGTTTTTCAAATTCTCCGCCTTAGCAATTTCTCCATTTAGGTCTTCTGATAGAAAGTCAGCCAACTTTTGTAGTTCTGACAAATGTTGTTTTGCAAGGTTCGCATCACCGTCTTCAAGGTTACTCAAAAACGCCTTTTGATGTTGTTCCATTTTACGTGCCATTGGATGCATTTTTAGTAAATCCATGTTCATCCCTGCTACCTTGAAAAGGTTCTCATTAAAAGGCTTTATGCTCCTCTAAAGTTTCTCGCATTATTTATTGCATCACTTCGTGTTTGGCCTAATGTCCTTTCAGGCCCTCTTTGTTGTACGCTAGTAACCGGAGAACCTATGCCCGGTGATGTTCTTCTTTGCGGTGCTGCTGGCCCACGGTTTCTAATCCCCATTCCTTGACCACCGGGTTGTGGAGGTGGCATGATATTTTGCATCATATTTGGCGGCATCTGCGGTCCAGCAGGCGGCATCATTGGTGGCGCACCTCCTTGTGGCATCATTGGTGGCATACCACCACCCATCATTGGTTGTGGCGGTGCTTGTTGTTGTGGTTGTGGTTCAGGTTTTTTGTATGTAAAGCGTATATCTCTATCAGCAACACCATCAACTAATTCAGGTACGAAACCTAACTGTGTCATACGTTGTGCGACGTTTAACTCCTGTTCATCACGTCTTAATCTTGTAATTTCATCCTCTTCTTCGTTTGGATATAATGTGAGTTTCCAATCATGCACACCCATACTTTTTAGTAACCTTGGGAATAAAACTTCAGTGTAAACTTTTTGACCAAATTCAACGGCACGATTTGTAACTAAGATTTGAAGCCCTTCATTATTCAAACCACCCGACTTACCATTGTCAACCATGAATATACTTGAAACACCATAATAAGCGGCAATTCTGTTTCTTATCTCATCACGAACTGGTATGTACTGCATTTCTTCAAGTGTATCCATAAATTTGACCCAATTTACACCACCTCTCCCTGTGCTAGATTCAATACCAACTTTTGGTACGTAATGTGGGTCACGTTCCATTTTTTCATCAACTGATTTCCAAAACGATTTCATGGATTCAAGATTATCAGTTGTAACTGAAATAATACCTTTTGGCATTCTTCTTTTCTGATATGCCGTGTACATGTAATTATCCATAGCAGTAAGTGTCATGGCTTGCCTCCACATGGTATTTACTGGAGAGCGCCCATAGAGTTTAGAAGGATTATACTTACTAATGTGTATTACTTCTCCCTCAACAAAGTATTGCGTTTTACCACTTCCAGCCATATTCACATAATGCACATCGTGAAGTTCCATACCACATTCTTCACAATTACCAGCCTCAGTATGTGTTTTAACTTGGTCACGGTGGATTAAACATGTTTTGTACCTGCCACCTCTTACTCCTCTTTTATCAGCGACAATACGCATAAAGATTGGGTCACCTCTAACCATTTCTTTCACCCTGTAAAAACTAACTTCTTTACTTTCAGGGTCAACGTAATACTCCTTTATCATAATTAAAAATGCATCATCAACTACATTTAGGTCATTTTCTATTTCATGTAAAATGTGCAAGAATGATTGTTCCATCGAATTATCTTGTTTTAACAACCACTTTGGGTATGTTAACTCATCAACATCGGGACTACGCACCTCTCCACCACATGATTTACATTGTTGAAGGTCATAAGTAAATTCTTCATCACACTGAGTACATTTATTGTGAAACTTTTTTTCCCAATAATGTCCTCTTCTGAACATTTCTTGTCTTAATTTTGAAAGCACTGTTCTAAGAATTAAACATTCTGTGCTTACGGCATAAAGAGCAGGAATAGTAATTCCTTGTGCCATTACGGGTTCTTGTACGCCACTTGTCCAAAGCGGCATAGTCGGCGTTGGAGATTGGCGGCGCTTGAACGGTTTTCCAAGTGCCGACAAAAATCGACTTATCCTGCTTTCATCATCAGCCATTACAAACTCTCCGCATATCCACCTATGGTATCCGCATCGATACCCCACTTATTTAAGAGATTATTGGCCTTTTTAGTATCATCTTTCCAATTATTATAGGTAACTAATTGATACAATTCTCTCTTTTTTAATTTGTCATCTTCATCAATAAATTTCAAAACCGCCTTTGCCTGCAACGATTTCATTTTGAGATGAGGTAAAATCCCTTTTAATAATTGCCGTAAATCTCCTTTTGAAGAAAATATAAGTCGATGTTGACTCCGAACACTGTTTTTATGTATTCTTTGATTTAATACGAGTCTTCCGCATCCTAGTGCTTTATGTAAACTTTCACACTGAGTTTTACCTCTTTCACCTGTAGCAACGAATGTTGCTCTCGGTTCTCCTCTTTCAGAAATAAATATACTACCATCAGCATCAAGGAAACCAGCAGCGTAAGCCCACACATCTTTGATGATTATACCATGCGTTCCTAACTTGACATAATCACCCCTTGAGTTCGACTGGAAAATGTCTTTTTCTTCACCATACATTTTAATAGTTTTAGACAATTTTTTAGGAGTAATTGATTTATGTAAAACTTCAACTCCACGCCTTACTAACTCACGACTACTCAAAGGACCTGATTTTTCTAATTGTATTGAAACATACTCCAACGCATTTTGGTCGTGCTTTGAAATAGTATCAATTTGATGTAAAGTATTACGCCACATTTTCTTTGAATCTTTTCTTAATTGCATGGCTACAGACCAATTCGATTGGTCATCCATATCCCAAGAATCTTTTTCATTTAACATGGACAATACAGAATATGCTTTCAAAAACTGTTGACAGGCTTTTTGTAAACTTGTACCTCTTGACTCACCAAATTTTCGCAAGGCTTTCAGACTTCTATCACTTAGTCCCATTTGCTTAATGATATGCTCAAGACCATCTGACCAACTTAAATTGTTAATCGTTGCTTCAACTTCCATGGCTTTTATGGTTCTAACATCTTTTATGATACCGTCAATTTCTTCACGATTATCTTTATTAACACGTCGCATTTTTCTACACATACGTATTATTTCATCTGCATCTTTACCGTATGCGGTCTTAAGCCAACCATCACCATTTTCAGGAAATTTATATGACCTTATTTCATCAGAAGAATATATTCCTGATGATTTTTCAAGTGGTATGGATGAAAAGTCAAAATGAGGATGCTGCGACAGATTTTGTATAATCTTTACAGTATGTTCGTCGCCTTTTATGACTGGTGCATCATAGTCATCTCCTATGATGGCACTACCCCACATATTGACCACTCGATTGTCCTATGTTATCAATCTTGCTTTAGGTATTTCCAAGCATCATCCATTTTCTTCTTCTCATCAGGGTCAGCCGTTTTTACTGGCGATTTAGGTGGCTTACCACCCAATGCAATAACAACGACCATGCCTTTTTTCTTCTTTTTATCATCTTTCATTTTATCATCTCCTATGGAACCATCCACGAATTTTTATTGTGATTTCTGTGCGGTTTGCCAGTAATCCATTCATCAAAGCCGGGTAATATATCGTCAAGTAATATTACTGAGCCTTTGAATTCTTTTGTACCCCAATTAGCAAGTGCTAACGCCATGGCTAAGTCATCGTGAGTTCCAACAGACTCTAACTTACCATTCTTTTGCATACCGAATCGATTTAACTCCTGTTCTAATGTATTAGTGAACTTTCGGCTTCTTTCATCACCATATGGTGTTTGGATTTGTCCTTGTTCAAACGCCATAAGCAATGACATAAAGATACTTTCTTTTCTTTGTCTTGTTGTCATAAAAGTACGTATAGGAATATCATTTCTCATTTCTCTGAGTTCTGCTTCAAACATTCTTTGAAAGTTGTTACCCTCAAGTTCTATCAAATCAGGTTGAAATCTGTTATTTAACATTAAAATATGTTTTTTCTGTGCAGCCCCACCCATACCCTTTTCGTGTACAATCCCAACGATTTGTTTTACATTGTCATCGGGTGGTGTACGTAACACCATCATAGCGGTATAGTCAGCATTTTTATCTGAAGCAATTGCAGTATCCCACCCAATAAAGTGTTGACCGAATACACCAGCAGGATTACCTTCCTCATCGTATTCTGTTTCTGCTTTATCGAGTAAAACTAAATCATGATTACGGGCTTCTTCAAGTATCGTATGTGGAAACATACTTGCAACATCGTGAATAGGTTCACACAAATATTCACGGCTAAACTGAATCGCTGGCATAGATAACCTTCGTTGTTCAAGTGCTTCAAGATTCCAACGTTCCGGCCATAATGCTTTTCCATCATTATCTATAGCAGGATAAGTTTCTACATTGAATGTTTCTTTTTCTTCTAATTCTGCGTACAAGTCATTGTAAGAAAACGGTGTACCTACCATCATTAGTCGTGATGAGTGGTGAAGAACAGGGAGAAGAACACCATAGAACCAATCTGCTGCTCTTTGTAATTCACCTCCAGTCGTACCCCATAGAATGTCATCACATACTACAACATCAGGGTGGAAACCACGAGTAGCACCACCAACCGACTTTGCCATGATACGAGAGCCGTTAGTAAATTCAAAGTATGATTTTGCCCAAGGTCTTCCTTGGTCAGGTTTTAAATTACGTAAAATATCAGCACTTTCTATATTATTACGAATAAATCTCATGTGTTCAAGTGTCTGTTCTAATGAGTGTGAAAAAATCATGATGTGAGTACCGGGTTGAAAAGCAGCCAACCAAAGAGCATATGACATAAACAGAGTTGATTTACCGTGGTCACGACTCGCTTTAACACAATAATAACGATGTTCACTCAAACCCTGTTCCCATGACTCATGATGATGACTGTAGTGAAAATCTAAAATTTCTGTGAAGAAAAATTTGAATGATTTTTTTGCCATCTCTCTATCCATGTCAAGGATAAATGCTTTCATATCATCAGTCACAAACTCACCTTGACTTTAGATACATAGTTGCACAGGCAAATCCAACAGATTCAGGACTCTTTGCGAATATACCATCACCGAGAATATGCATAGCGTTGATTGCGAAAATATTGGCAAGAGTCATTTCACTTTTTCGGGGTAAATTAGCAGTAGTTGAACCCATACCATAGACCTGCTGGCCCGGACCATAGACCTGCTGGCCCTGACCATAGCCAACGGTTGATTGACCTGCAACAGGTTGTTGTTGACCCATCGCATCAATATTTGCATACATTTCATTTACATCTGTGTTAGTAGGATTTTGTTGTTGTGCAATAACCTGTTCCATATTCATTGGTTGTGCTTGTTGTGCTGGTTGTACTGGTTGTTGCATTTGTTGAAATTGTGGTTGTTGCATTTGTTGAAATTGTGTTTGTGCAGGTGTTAGTCCCATTGTTCCTTGAGTTTGAGGTCCATAAGTAGGTGGTGGACCTCTTTGTTGAGGGGTGGTCGGTAAAGGTGCTGATGACACTGGTATCGGCGCTGCTGGTTGTGCTGCTGGTGCTGCTGGTTGTGCTACTGGTGCTTGTGGTGTTGCTTGTGGTTGTAATGCACTCATGTCTAAATTAGTACCCGGTGGCTTTTCTGCTGTTGGTTTTGCTGTTGATTGTGCTGCTGGTGCTGGTGCTGGTGCTGGTGCTGGCGGCAGTTGATTAGCAACGCTCGACGGCAAAGGTGTACCTACTGGTGTTGGCTTCGGTGCCTCATTTGTTGGTAAAGGAATTTGTTCTACCGGTTTTCGTGGCGCTGCCATGGCTTGATTTGAAGGTAAAAAGCCTGATTGTTGCATTCTTCGTGTTGGGTCAATAGCAGACATATAATCTGCACCTTGTAAAAGCGGGTCGAATCGGTTACTTGATTGCATGTTTAAACCGACTTGATTAGCAGCAGAAGCAGCAGCAAGAGTTTTCGCACCAAGTCCTAAAGCAGCCCTAAATCTTGCTCCTTTACTCGGATTTCTACTTCGCCCCATAGCAGTTCTAAACAAATTCCTAAAAGAAGGTGCAGAAGTACCAACTTCTTGAAATTGTGTAAAAGGTGCTTGTTTTAAAACTAATATTTTATCACTCAAAGTTATCGCCCCATGTTTACTTTTATAACCTTCACTATGTTGGATTTTACGTTGTATGCTTTAGCGACTTTATCCCAATCACCCATGGTTTGATTGATTGAATTTATATCGTTCTCAGATAGCCCCACGTGTTCTATAAAATTACTTTTACTGTTGAATTTTGTAATTTCATCATCTATCGTTGCATTTTGGAATTGTACTTTTTCAAGCCCTTTCATGATTCTATCCATGACTGGTAAATGCTCATCTTCACCTTTTGCCATAAATTGAGTAAGAAGTGTTTGCCTTGGGTCAGCAAGCCCCATCTGCGCTCTTTGTTCAACAGGTGTTAACTCCGCAGGCATGTTCGGCATGAAATCTCTTCTTGTCAATTGCCTAAATCTTGAAGGGTCAAGAGCAGCGATTTGTGGTCTTACCTGTTGGAAACTTGTCGGCAATGGTGCCATTTGTGGAGGTGCCCTACCGGAGAGTTGTTGTTGTTGTTGGGACACTGAGACAGGAGGTGGTGTAACCTGAGGTTGTTGATTGATTGGGGTTGTAGAGGTATCCTCTCCGGTAGGACTGGGAACTTCTTCACGCTGCGGTAATGCAGGTGTTGGCGCAAAGTCATGTATCGAATGCAAATACGCATCCATGTGTGGGTCAAGGGCAATATCATCACCCTCCATTGGAAAACCATGTATATCATACCCCATCATGGGTTCTGTAGGAATATCTCCTAGTCCCATTTTTACGTTGTGACCTCTTGCTGTGGCTTGATGGTCAGCAAGTGCTTCGATGATATTTCGGTATCTATCAACTTGTTCAATTAAATTATCACTGTAATGAAAACCCATTGCATTAAGTTCTTTGCTGTTAATATCGTGTGTCGAAAGATTACTACGTGAATCATCTTCTGCATCCATACCGGATTTTCTTGCTAAACCCATCATTCTTACGGCAGATAAATGCATCCCATCCCCTCCCGCCTGACCTGCTTTGAAATACCTTTTATGGTCATCAAAACTTATCCCATCTTCGCCAAGGCCGTAGACTTGTAAGAGATTGTTAAACTGCTTGCTGAAATTTCCTTGCCCACTACGTCCAAACAAATACATCAAAGCAGGTGAATGAGCCATATCTTCTATTAATTTCCTTCTTAGTTCGGGTGTTTGTAAAACTTCAGGAAGTGGTCTTTGAATCATATCAGGGTTAGCAAGTGTGCCTTGATTAAGTGTAATTGGTATGTTTGGGATATGTTCAGGCCCTCGTGCAAGTGCTTCTGTAATGAATCTTTCAGAACGATTATAAAGACCTTCTTTTTGGTCCCAACTTGGTTTTCTACCAGTTTTTTCCATCTTTTTATTAACGGCTGGATAATACATTACATTTGGTAAATGATGTGTTGTTTCCCATGTGTGAACTGGTATAGATGAAGAATAACGTTTATCTGGCGCACGTCCAATCATATCAGGAGTAAGCGCACTCGGATGTTCTTTTGGGTTAGATTGAATCCAACCTTGTGGTGCCGTGTGACGTGCGTAAAGATATGGATAAAGAACACCTGATTTCATCTCTCTCCATATATCTCTTGGAATTTTAAATTCATCTTCAAGTATGTGTTGAAGTTGTTGATTAAAAGGAATTGAATATGATTCTATAAATCTCCCTAGCGGAGTTTTGTCAGCATTTTTATTTGTATAAGTTGTAATTAATGTATTATTGTGAGTTTTAGTTGCTCGTTCTGATTCGCTTCTCGTGTTTACACCCGGTGGTAAAACATTGGCTCTTATTTTTCTCCATGCTAAACTATCAAAAGACGGGATTTGATGTTTGTCAGAAACATGTGTATCATTAAATTTTTTTATTGCAGCATTAATTACTTCAACTGGAGATGCATTTATTCCTAATTTACGAAAAAAGGACCCAAGTTTCATGGCTAAAGCATCTATACCGTGATAAAAAGCCCCTTCATCTGTATTATATTGCATAATACCATTTTGCACAGAAAATTCACCCGGTATGGTTGCGCCTCTTCCATTGTGTGCAAAAGCAGGTATATCAGGTTCATTTGCTGGTGTAAATGCCGTTGGTGGAGGATTTCTAAAAACAGTTGGACCCTCAGGAGGGTGACCTACCATACTCCACGCTTTACGAATTGTACTAGGCTTGATGCCTATCATCCCATGTGCCCCCTTCTCGATACAAGGTATCCAGCAGGGTCAAGACCTAAACGACTTGAGTTAGTTTCTAAATTCTGTGTAGGTCCGTCATTTTTCTCATCTTCATCTTCATGTTGATGAACTCCAGCAGGGTGAGCAGGAACAGCACCTTCTTCAAAAGCAGAAGCCGTGCCTGCTTTTTTCAATCTCTCTCTTTGTAAATTCATTAATTCACGTAATAATTTAAGATATTCTGTGCGTGAAGCATGACGGTTTGATTTAAGAAAATCACTTTCAGTTCGGTCTTCGCTCATCATCATAGAAGACGAGGGTGCTGGCATACTTGGAACACTACTCATTGGTGGTGCAATTTGAGGCATAGGTGGCATAGGCGGTCTTGGTACACGTGGCACTCTTGGTAATCTCGGTCTTGACATACGACGAAGAGATGGTCGTACCATCATACCTTGTTGACCCGGCATTAATCCACCAAGTCTTCCTGCACCTGTCGGTCCAGCATAGAATGACCTTGCACTGTGTCTTGCGTGTGGACTAAATGTAGTTCTTACATTACCAAGTATTTTACGTGCTTCTGATTGCCCCATATATTGACGATATTTTTGAGGGTCTTTACTCATGGGTTGTTTAGTAGCAATACCTCGGTGAGACATCTCAACAGACAAATGTGGTTTCATTAAACCAGTTTTTCTGCCACCTTTTATTCCTCTCATACGGGCTTTGAAACGGCGCATGGTAGCACCTCTTGGGTCCATTCCACCCGGAGGTCGTTTGAATTGTCCTGTTGATGGGCGAAATTCTTGGCGTTTTTCTCTTCTCCTTCGTGCTTCTATAGTTTTTGGAGTTTCACGCTTTAATAGTGTAGACCAAGCATCTTCCATAGGTTCACCTGTCATTATGCTTCCCATCGCTGAACCTGTGCCCGTTTTTGCACCTGTGGCTAAATCAAGTAAATGTCCACGACTACCAGCAGGGCCACCTTGAAGTCCTATCTCACGTTCATCGTCACGCTTGTTACCATCATCTAAACCGCCTTCTGTTTCTAATTCAGGCCCACTTGAAAGTCCTTGAGAGGGTTTAATTTTGATATGTTTTATATCTTTTAATTTCTTTTTTCTGGATTCTTCTTTAGCCTTTTTCTCATCCATTCTTTTTTCTTTATCATAAGATGAAGTAGGACCGTATCTTGTTTCGTCTTCATTTACTGAAGAGTACATAGTGGCTGACTCACTTCTCGGAGAGTACATTCTTGTGTCAGAACCTCTTCCCATCATCGGCATTACTCAACCCCCATATTCGCCATCAATTGATTTTTTACTCTCATCCACACTTCAGGGCTTTCTTTGCTTAATTCAAGTTGTAATACATTGATTGTTTGATTAATCTGTGTACCATCACTTTGTGGCCCCCATTGGTCCTCGAAGCGAAGCAAGTCTTTGATAGTTTCACGTACTTCTTTGTGTAAAATTACTGCATCTCTAACAAATCCATCCTCATGAACAGTGCCTTCGTCAAGCAGTTCAGACAATTTATGATTTAGTTTTTGTGCGTTAGAACGTAGCAATTCGATTTCTTTTCCGGCCGTTAGCGCAACTTCTAAAGCAGCCGTTTTTTGCACTAATGGTTGGAAATGATGTTTCATGTGATTGTAAACTACACTTTCTTTAATTCCTAACTCTTTTGCTATTGCATCAGTTGAACTTCCATTGTTAAAGTATTCAAATTCGTAATCACCTCTTTTCGGAGATGCACAAACAGGACAAGACGGATTAGCCGCCATGTGATAATCACCCATATGATTTCTAAAATGTCTGTCAGCAGTATTGGCTCGCCATCCCATGTTTTTATCAATTTCTTTTGGAGTAATGTGACCTTGTAAGAGTTGTTCTTCTAACTCATCTCTATTATCAGACATACAGAACTGACATGAGCGTTTTTTTACACGCTCCGCCCCCTGCATAGCGAGGCTTATGAAGACCCCTTACAAAACAATTATGCTTAAAGTACGTTTGGAAATACTATGTGGAGACTACCTCGTGTAGCGGGAGTTCCGCTTTCTATAGACACCATAAAAAGCCTCACAAGGGCAGCAAAAGATAAAACTACAGGACAGTATGCTACACCACTACTAATGGCTGAAAGAAGTCGTATTTGTCAAGAATGTCCATACGGTGGTAAAAGATGTGATTTATGTGGATGTTTTGTAAAAACAAAAACTTCACTGTTAAATTCAAAATGTCCAATTAACAAATGGCCGTCAGCGAGTGATGCGAGCATATACTCCACTGAGCATAATAACACAAAGGAATAAACCCATTACGTAGTATGAAAGACTACCAGTATTCATAGTACCACCTTTTAACAAGATAATCATCATCAACACAGTTACCATTGAAAGTAATTGTACCATTATCATATCAACAATTACACTTCTGTTTGGATTTAACACATCAAGTGTTGTTGATGCAAGTGTGTGCGGCATATATCTATTTTTATCGTACATTATTTCAACCCCATGAAACTTCTTCCTATGCTTCCTATCCCACTACCAACTTTTGCCATAGTGCCTTCATCTTGTAATGCACTACTCAATGCACCCCCTAATGCACTTTGTTGTTGCATAGAAACAACTTGTTGAGCGTTCATTTGACTTTCATTTACTTTCTGTGTTGCAGATGATTGTAAATTACCAAACTGTGCTTTTACGTTTTCAGCACTCATGGTTTGCAAATTTTGAGGTAATGAAGATACGTCCATTACCATAGTTCCATCATCATTCACATTGAATGTTGCACCTCTAAGTATTTCAAGAACGTTAAGTGTAATCAAATTACTAAGCATTTCAACCAGTATGCCCATTTGTGGACTCGCAATATACCTTTCAATTGGTACACTGTTTTGCATTAAGAAAAGTTGCATTTCTAATTCACTTGGCGGTTGATACTGCTGCTGCTGTTGTTGTTGTTGACCCCACATATTCTGTTGTTGACCAAACATATTCTGTTGTTGAGATGGGAAAGGATTCCCCCATCCAGTTGGGGCGGCACCGTTTGATACGCCCAAGTTTAGACTCCCATTTTGCATAGGAGTGTTGTTATTTACGCCTAAATTTAGCATCTCACTCACCCACCCCAACCGTTTCTTCCAAATGAGGGTTTTGTTGAACTACTTGATTAACTTGTTGTTCCAAAATGTTTTGAAATGCTGGCGTTGGTTGATTCATTAAAGCAATTTCTTGTTTAAAAATACGTAAATCAAACACCACTGTTGTAATATCATTTTCTTTTGTCACTGGATTTGTATAATAAATTATGTTAATACCGTTTGTCCTTCTTGCATCTTTTTCTAATTCAGCGAAAAAAGGTTCATATTTTTGTAGCATAGCAGGTGTAGGGTCTTTCTTTGCTACTGCGGCAACTGGCACTGTAACAATTGATACGCCCTTTTTCACTCTATCACGTAATCTTTTTGGATTCGCTTGGTTTATTTTTTCTTCTTCTGCTTCCCATTTGCAAAGTAAATGATAGAGATGCATATGTTCAGGACAATATGTACCTCTCATTTTTTGTCCACTGGAAACTTTTTCTCTTGCTATAAACGCCTCAGGTTGTCCCGTTACAGGATTTTGCCAATACATTTCCCACAAACTTCGCCCTGTATCTTCATCGGAAATTTTTGCATACAAATTATCATGTTGAATTAAAGCAGCACAATCACAACCATCAACAACACAAACATTGGTTTGTTTATTGTATCTATACTTTCTACCAAATATCCATCTTACAGGATTAACAATATTTGTTTTTGCTGGAGTTAGTAACTTGTAAGCCTGTTTTATATCCTTTCTTCTCGCTTTATTCGGGTCAGGGTGTCTTGAAGGATAAAAATTAACTTTCGGAACCTCAATATTCGCATTAGCGGATGCTTCTCTCATTGCTGCTTGAGCAGTAGTTTGTTCCATAAGTGCAGCATGTGATAATGAAGCATTACCCTGTTGCGCTAATGCCAACAAATGTGCATTATTCATTTCTGTTAAACTTTGATTATTTTGTTGTTGAAACATATTCATCATTCTCATTTACTCACATCCACATCTTTCTCTATTTTTACTGTAAAATTTCTCATATTAGAAACAGACCATACAATTTTATCACCCGGTTTTAAATCCATCAATTTAGCAATCCAGTATGGTATTACTGTTCTTACACAGTTACTATTCTTATTTACAGAAACTACCGTTGTTTTATCCGTCATTTTTTTTCACCTATATCGTTAATAAATCAATCATTGTATTTTCCACATTCCATCCTATGCGAGTAGCCATAAAAGACCGTTTTGTAGGAATACCTGCTTTTTGTAATCTAATTAAATCATCTCTAAATGCATCAAAAACTTTGTGTTCTCCAATGCGACCTTGCTGCCATAGTGTAGCGGCCGTATCATCAAAGAACCTGTCAGCCTTATTCGCTACAAGCATGACTAATCTTGGTGCATACTTTTTCCCTTTCCACCGACTTTTAAGATTTCTATATCTGTAACTTTTATTTATCAAACAATCAACAAGATATTTGAAACCACCAATTTGTTGTATAGCATCATCTCCACCATTGAATGCTCTATCATCAAAAATGAATACAACGGCTTCAACTTGACGAGCAACCATGTCATCAATCCATAAACTCCAAAATCTTTCATCGCCACCTACATCAGAAGAAAATACCACTCTTCTATCACCTTTCCATGAAATACGTTTTCTTGTGGGTTTAGGTAACATATATCTTCCAAATATACGTATGTGATTAGTTCTTTCTTCATTACTAATCTCTTCCATTTCTCCCGGTGTTGTCATGTAACGGTCAAGTGTAGTTTTTCCAACCATTCTTGCACCATATATTCCCACCTTTCTTGGTCGCCAAGAATTGTAAATTGTTCTCCCCCATACTGCTGCACCAACTAAAGCAGAACCAGCAGGGTCAACCATCTAATCACCCGCCACCCAATTAGAAACTTTATTCCAAAACCATTCAACAGTATTTTCCCAAATAGAAACATCTGATGAAAGTTCATATGCACTTGTGATTAATATTGCACAACTGGTAAACAATATAGTCCTCAACCAGCCCATACCTTTTTCATAATAGGTATCAAGTGTATTTTGAGTATGCATAGCCCTTAAAGTAGCCTCGGTAGAATCATCTGTAGGGGTTTTGAAAATACGCCCCATAATCCCACCTCACTTCTTTTTCTTAGGGTCTTCCTTCTTATCCTCTTCTTCCTCTTTGATGCCAAGATTGATTGGTTGGTCAATCTGTGCATCATGCTGAGGAATACCGGGATTAAACATCGTTGTATCGTAAGAAGAAATCATAGATGGCGCACCACCCGGTACACCCCAACTAGGTGGCATTTTACCCGGATTCTGTTCCATCCAACGTATTTCCGCCTCAAGTTGAGCCTCTTGCATACGCATTTCCATGTCAGACCTTCGATTATCAAAGTTTGCTTGCATTTGTTTGTACCTATGTTGCCTTGTTTTTTCCATATTGGTTGCTCTAACTCTTTCTTGCATATTTTGTTCAAAAAACATCTTAAAAAAGTAATACGCTAATCCTTGTACGAAAAACGCCGCCATTGCATATGTAAACCCATTTAGCATGGGTGTATCACTAATCAACCACAACTTGGAATCAAAAATTCCTATTGCTAATCCTACAAGACCAGATTGGGCCAAAATTAACCCCATCAAGCGTATTTCCGCATCGTTCGCATCACCTTGTGTATTCATCTTCCTCACCATAGGTCAAAATATTAGTCAATTTAATCTTTTCGGAATATATGTCATTATTGTCATCATTCACTTCATACTAATGAAATATATATTATTATTATTATAATAGTCAATTTGATGACTAACGTTATGACATTTATGACATCTAAAGTAATGTTCCCATTTCTCTAAAATGCCTTGCTCTATTTGTATGCGGGTCTTCAGGCACGATTCTATGGTCTTTTGTATGACTCATATCAGGCCCTCCGTGTCCGTAAATACCTCTTTTCTTACGTTCTCGATTTAATTCTTCACGATACTTTACTCGTTCAGGTGTTGATTCATATTTTTTATCATATTCTAATTTATGTCGTTTGGCTTCGGGGCTTACACGCTCTTTGAGCAGTTGGAAGGCGATGTCTATAGGTTCGCTACGCCTAAATATTTCAGCATGTGGATTTACCATTGGTTGACCTTCACCCGCTAAAGGTATCATATTGAATGTGGGTTCTCCATCATATGTTGTTCCCATAATGTTAGTTTGTTTTTTTCTACCTTCAGGAGTATCTGCCATAACATCTTGATAGGTTTCCATAGGTTCTGCTTCTTTAGAACCTGTGTGACCAAGATATTCTTCATCAAGATACGCAATCATATCATCACTACTCATAGGTTCATGTTCAGGATGAAACTTATTATTTCCCGCTTCATTCATTGTAGGACTCACTTCATTCATTGTAGGACTCACTTCAGGAGGTTGGTAATTTCCATCCACCCACCTTTCAAAAAATCTTTCCCGTTTTTCTCCCATCAGTTCTTCGTAAAGTCTTGCTCGTCGCTGTTTTTCTGCTTCGGCTCTTATCTCTCTTTCATTTGTTGGACTTCTGTATTCGTATTTTGGCCCTCTATATTCATACGGGATTGGTTTTTTAACTCCATCAGCGTAGGTAATAGATGTAGGTCTTTGAACTGGTAAACCAAACTTAGACATGTCGGGTAAATCATCTTCTTTAAGCAACCGCCAAGCAAGATTCATCGGCTCTCCAGTTGCTATCCCTGCTTCTTCTCTTGCTCTATCAGCAGATTCTTTAGCACCACTTAACTGTTCTTGCGCCCGCATTTCTTGACGTTGTTTATGAGCGTCACTTGCTTCTTTTGCTTTAGCCGCCGCTTTTACTTTTGGGTTGTTAGCAACATCATCAACTCTTTTTGCTGCTGCGCCTATTTTTTGTCCAATGGGTGATTGTGCTGCTCTTGTTGCTAATCCTGCTACTGCTCTACCACCCGCCATTGCAGCGCCGCCTAATGTTTTGGCACCTGCTACAAGGGGCGCAACAAGTCCTGCAAGAGGAGCAAACTTCTCAACGTTGTCCTCGGTTTTGATTACCAAAACCTTACCGGGCATGACTACTCCCATGTGTCGAGCATTCTAAATCATATCGCTTTTTAACAAGCATTGGTGAGAGGCCGTGGCTATAGTCTTTGTTAAGCAACAACAAAAACTTCCATTAGAGTTTAATAGGTCACCCGCACCTGAAAAGAGAGTTATTGAACAAGAAGAATTCACAAAAAAAGACCATGAAAAATTAAATAAACTTTTAAATGATTTTTATCGTGATTTTAATCCTGATGATGTAACTAATATTGATGAATATTTTGTAGGTACATTACATAACATAAGACAAGAATTTGATTGGCATAAAGGAAAATATAAAGATTCACCTCTTGATAAATATCCTTTTACTTTAGTTGATACTCTTTTTTCAAATAGAAATTATGAAGGTCCGTTTAAGGAATATATGGATGATAAATACAAGTTTATCGATACAACTCATCAGTCTACATTACCTCAACACATGTTAGGGTTATATACAGAAAACTTTCTTGACCCTGAAACTGGTAAAGTAAGGGAAGGTGCAATTCCACCTGTGAATGCATTAAAAGTTGTAGGAAGAAGTTATCTTCCAGAAATTATGACTCGACACGGACTTTTACCAACAAGAAGTTACGATAACTTAGATTATGAAAGGGGTTCGGCTATGGCCGCAGGTATGCCTTTTGGTTCAGCAAAGCAAATTCAATTAGACGAAGCGGGAAATAAACCGATGGATTTGCAAGGTATGACAGGTGGTTTTGTAATACCAGCAAATATGGTGGATTTATCAAGAGTCATATTAGGAAATCCTGAAGAAGCAAGGAGAGGCGGGGCTGGACTTATAGGAATAAGAGGTTTTGGTGCGCCTTCTTCCGATGAAATTCAACTTAGACCACCCTCAGGAAATCCTATGGAAAGAGTTGCTGAAGGTATGCATATGAATAGAATACCACCTGAAAGGTTAGTTCCTGTAAGAGCGCCACTAAGTGAAAAAAGGGAATATACTCTTACAAATCCTGAAGGTTACTTTGGAAATGCAAAAGATATACCAAAGTTAAGAGGCTATTATGGAAAAGATACTTCAGGATATAACCCTGAAAATCGATATAAATTTGAAGACATACCAATTTCAATGTTCCCTGAACAATTTGCTGGTATGTATGATGAAGAGGGATTTCCTATGATTGATGGTAAAAAAGTTGATGATGTAACAAGATACAACTTTTCTCGTTACAATCCGTATGAGCAATTTAACCCATTATCTAATGAACTTTACTTACAAACAACTCCTCCAAGTTGGGGAACAGTATTAGAAAACTTAAAAAATTTAAACCAAGAGGATTTAGAAGGGATAAGAGATAATTTATCTGCGGGTCAATCGAAAGCGGAATTGTACGGTAGCATTAAGTGATATTATGGGTAAAATACGAATTGTAAAATCTTTGCAAGATGTAATGGACCTTTATCATAGTAAAGAAACAGTTAGACCTGTGGATTATGATAATCTTGTAGAATTACTCGCTGAAAATAAAAATTTACAAGAAAATCCTACCCCTGTAAGATTAAAGAAACCAATTACTGTACCTGTGTTAAAACCAAGCCAAGTAGCCTTAGAACAGGCAACATCTGACCATTTAAATGACCAAATTGATGATTTCCATGATGAGGACTATACACGCTATCAAAATGAAATAGAAAGACAACAGTTAGAGCAGCAGTTATTGATTGACCAAGAAAATCGCAATTATTTAAATTGGCTTAATAATCCTGCTACAACATTAAAAGCAGAAAAACTTCCCATATATAATTCTGATAAACACGGAGACTTGACTGGTTTTAGATGGCAAGCAGAAAGATTACTTCCAACTTTTGCTCAACCGCAACATTTGACAGGTAGTAGGTCACTTCCCTCATCTCCAATTGGATATGAACTATTAGAGGCAGTTGATAGAGGAAAAGAAACTTTACCGGGTTTTGAAGAAGGATATAAACAAAAAGTACTTGATAAATATAAGCCTCGACAAAGTGAACCTAATTTTCCAATACGTTCATATAAAATTCCGACTTTTTCAGGCACTTGGGTAAGTCCATCCGATATACAATCTTTAGGTAACCCTGATGTATCTCAAAATATAACTGATAAGCAGCATTTATTAGGTATTTTAGAAGGTAACGAGCCAAATTTTTACAGACCGCATCTTGCTATGGGCGATTCAGGAATAATGGAGGGTTATCAATACGGCGGTTATGACCCATCATCATACGTTAGCGTACCCCTACCGGCTGGAATTCACGGACCGGTTGGTATGAGTAGATTAATTAGCCAAGCCTATGAAGATAAAGATTCACCACAAATGCAACAACTCATAGATTGGGGTATCCCTAAGGGAATACCTGAAATTTCAAGAACTTGGCAACAAAACAAACCTGCTACTTTTGACGAATTAAATCAGGCTGGTTATTTTAAAGTTGCAAGCGAAGATAACCCATTTCACGATGCATTAACGCTTTTGAAAGAAAAAATTAACATTAATCATGATAATATGGAAGATGATTTTAAAAACGACATAATGACGTTAGACAGAAATCATACCATAGATAAAAACAAACAAGGTTTTTCTGTTGATAATGTAACTCCTGAAATGAAAAAGGTCATTGAACTCATGGCAAGAGACATGTCAAATAAACCTGCAATGGAAAAGAAAAAAGATAAGCGACCCTTCTTCTCCTGATATGGAAGCCAGCGTATATTCAATTTCAATTGTATTAGGTTTTGTTATTGCACGTCTTGGTGTTGAATACACCAATATACGTTTACGAGTCGGTCCTATTAGGATACATCATTGGATGTGGGCTACCGCTATTATGCTTGCAGTATATTTTTCTATAGAATTACCTGACTGGTTATGGGGTATTTTACTTGGAATTGCTTTGGAAGGTTTGAGGCGGAAAGAGTGGGGATGGCGAGCATAGGCTCTTGCTTGATTTTTCTTACAATCTTCAAAGCGTCATCTAATCTATTTTCATCAATGCCACTTTCAAAGCCCCAAGCATTAAGATGACGGACTAATGTTTCTGTGCTAAGATTAGAACCACTACCTTCAACCATTGGACAACCACCTAGTCCGCCAATACTTGCATCAAATTGTTTAATTCCAGCAAGCAAACCTGCTCTTACTAAAGTTAAAGGTCGGGACTCATCTCCTTTATGATGAAGATGGAGAGCAGGGATTAAACTTTCTTTAAGTGCTAATCTTGCCATTTGTTTTATTTGATTTTTGTCTCCAATACCTACAGTATCAGAAAATACAACAGTATTACCAAATAACTTAGCATCTATTATACAACTTTTCAAAATATCTTCATCAAACAGACCACTATAGGGTGAGCCAAAAGCCATGGAAATGTAAACTCGCACTTTTTCTTTTGGATATTTATTCAAAAATGAATGATAATGAAAAACTAATTCGCTACGTGTCATCCGAAAACTTCTCATGTTAAAGGTTTCGCAAGGAGAAAGCACGATGTTGACTTTTTCAACACCAGTTGCCATGGCTCTATCAAAACCACGCTTGTTCATTACAAGACCTGCACCTTTTCCGGTAAACACTTTTTCAGCATCAGCCATTTGAGGTATAATTTTTGGATGAGCAAATGAAACTTCTTCGATGTTTTCTACACCAGCATCGTATAGGGCTTTGATAAGAAGACGCTTGTTTTTTGTATCAACTATATGGGGTAAATATTGCAAACCGTCACGAGGGCCAACCTCGTAAACGGTGACCTTCACTGAGGCCCCCTCCTTAGCCCCTGCCAACACATTTCATCTAATTCTTCAGGACTTTCAAAAAACATTACATCTTTTCCAATGTTATCAAATGCACTAAATGTGGCTGCTACAAGTATAATCAAAAAAAGAAGTAACCAATAAAAAAGCAGCATGTTCGACTCGAAGGAGGTACAGACGATAAATTTTTCTGTAAAAGTGCATTAGAATTTAAGCAACCGCCAAGCGAGGTCCATTGGGAGCATCACATTCCCTCCCATATACCGCTTGGTTTTGTCCATACTAATTTATCAGGGTCAAGGTTTGTTTGATGTTGTGCAAACGATTCTTCAAAATCCATTGGTGCTGAATCATATTCATCTACATGCATACCAAGTAAAGCAGGTGAAGGGTCTATTCCCATTCTGTCAATAGGTTTTGGTAGTTTTCCACGATAACCCATTACCATACCTACAGGGTCATTTGCCGCCGCAAAAGCCGAAGCCCCCTCATGTGCTTGAGGTGTGTTTCCTTTAGCCCACCATGACCCCTTTCCACTAATTGGGAAAGGTGCAATTTTTTCATACGGGTTCTCATGCCATTTTTCAGCATGTTGAGGTTGCACACCTTCACTCATGTTTTGAGCAACACGTTCACCATGAATACCTCTAAAGGCTGTTACAGGCTCCATACCGGGATAATCTTCTATGTAGTTGTATAACTTCATTTGTTGTGAAGCCTTGAGTAACCTGAATGTAATGTCCATTGGTTCGCCTGTTTGAATATCAGTTTGTCTAGTGATGGCGACAGGAATAGGAGTATCACCGTAGCCCATTAACCTTAGAGCATCCATCCGGTGCCCCCCTTCTTGATACCCAGTTGGAGTATCACCTGTCATATCTATTTCAGGCGCACCCATCACTTTACCCTGCTTGATACCTTCGACTATTCTATCAACCATTCTTGGCCCTTCACCGGGTGGGAACTTCATGTTTTGATGTCGCATCGACTCTAATGTTCGGTGTTCGCTATCTGCAAATTGGTCTTGTATCTCTTGAGATTGACCTAACAAAGTTTTTTCATGGGGTACGGGAAACTTCTTTTGACCTGTAAATGTATTGATACCTACTTCTGCTAATCTGTCGAAGTATTCATTTGGAGTCATTTCTTCCATTTCGTCAGTTTGAAAATTAGTAGCACCTATCAATTCAGGCCCCGCTTGCCACTTTTTACCATAACCTGCACTTGGATTATAATTGTGCAATTCTCTTACGGGTTCATCGAAGCCATGCGCTACCTTTAACCCCGGTACTTTAGTATCAACAACTGGCATCTTGAGTAACCGCCAAGCGAGGTCCATTGGTTCGCCTGTATATTTCATTTGGTCACCTTCACCCATTGCACCAGCACTGTTGCACATTCCACCGTAGTATGCTTCATCTATCTCTAACAGTTGCTCACAATCAAGTAGGTCAATGTTACGAAGAAGGTCAATTGTCTTTTGTCTGCTTCTTATTACATCAGGGCGGTCTGAAAATTCATGATTTTCAAAAAATGCTAGATTTTCTTCAGTTTCTTCTTTAAGCCTTGTCCGTATTTCTTCAGCACATTCACAAGGGTCATTGTAATGTGCCATTGTTTGCATATCTACCATAGGTATATCTTCTTGCATTGGTACTTGTTCTTCAACACCTTGAGTCATCGGTGGCTCAAGTTCAAGGTTTTGTTTAATTAACCACCAACCGAGGTCCATTGGTGACTTAACAATAGTTGGCTTACCACCCACACCTTGCTTCTTAGCACGCTTACGTTTTGTCGCCGCTTGCTTTTGACCTTCACTCATTGAGCCACTGGTTTTTGGTGTTTTATCACTGACTTTGACTGATGGGCGACATTTTGGATAACCCTTGCTTCCTTTCTTTGCTTTTGACCTACCACAAGGTGGATGTTTGCCATCTTTGTTTTTACGACTAACATCTACCCATTTTTCTTTGAACCAACGATTGAGGTTTTTGACAATAAGAACATCGTAACAAGTACATCTTTCATCCAAATCAATCATCCTCTTTTAGATTGATTCTTATGAGAAGTTTTGTCATCAGTTATTGGCCCACCTGCTGCCCAAGTGTAGCAAGTTCTATCTTTATGGCATTTGAAATCGTGCATCCAACAATATCCTAAATCACCCTCCAAAGGCATACAGTCTTTCATTCTCGGACTTACATCAAAAGCAATGCAATTACTACAGTTTGACTTTTTAGCCACTTCAGGAGTTGTATTCCAATGGTCTGCTGCTTTTACCCAGTAACTTTCATCATTAAGATTCAAAGGGCCATATTGGATATGTTCTGATTGTATTGCTTCATTACGATTTTCAGTATTTAGTTTTAAATTTTTAGTAGCCATAGGGCAACTATCTCTTGCTTTAAGAAATACCCATGCTCTTTCCATAACAAGTACGTTAGTCATTTTTTCTTCCCCTTCTTCTTACGGAACTTACCCTTACAATATTGCACCGCCCATCCGTTTGCGTATGCTGAAGGATAAACCTTGAATTTACGTTTGGCCGCAGCCTTACCTTCAGGGCATAGTTTCTTTTCAAGAATGTCCCACGCAATACCCATACCTACGCAATGACTGCATTCACAACTGTTCAACAATTCCACCTCTTGAGTGCTGCACCCTTTGGTGTAAGTTTTCCTTTTTTACTGGTCGGCCCTTTCATGCCACCCATGCGAGCGCAAAATGATTTACGACGCTTGGCTTTTTTGGAACCGGGTTTGAGTTTGCTTGGTTTAGTTGTAACAGGAGGCTTCAAGTTTGCGCCAGTCTCTCTTTTTGCGGCGGCCCTCCCCTTCGCATTTAGCCCACCTTTACGGTGGTGGCGGTTTGGGTTGTAACCATGAAACGGTTTGGACTTTTTCTTTGCTTTTATCAAAGCAAATGCTTTCTCCATTGGAGTGCAGCATGAACAAAAGTCAACAGGCTCTCCCTTCTGTAGGGCATCCAACGTTTCGAGTGTGTCGAATGAACGCTGCATACTGTCGAAAATGTCGGCGTATAAGTCCTCTTCTTCCGTTTCGGGTTTTTTCGCATCCTCTTGTTGTCGACGCTGTTCTTCAAGACGCTGCATCGGGGGTACATTTGTCAAAAAAGAGTCGGCTTCCGCCTTACTGCCTCGTTGCCCACTGTGACCAGTATCAACATCGTCAGCAAGTTTGGGAGGTTGCTTCTCAGGTTCAGCCTTGGGGTCGTTTAAGTTACCCATAATCCTTCGTGTATTGATATGCTCTTTTCGACCATCCTGCATTAAACCGAGGTTGCGGCGTCGATACGGACTCATTTTTTCTTGTTTGTCCGGGTCAGCAGCACGGTTAAAGTTAGATTTTAAAACCGAAAATGCGTCAATAAACGGGTCGGCCATGGAAATCGTAACCCGCTTTGGCATAAATAACTTTTTTAATATCCTTGCTTAAGAAAAGACCAAGCCTTTCCAAATGACGATTGAGATTTAAGTGACATTTCATCTCCTAGCATTCTCGACTTAGGTGCGCCCATTCTCATTTGTTGCATTGCTCTTTGGTTTTCATGCTCAAATGCAGCCCGCATTTCTTCTTCAGACATTTCTTCTTCCATCTCATCTCTTGAGGGGTCCATACTTCGTGCCATGTCACGAGCAGCAGCACTTTGTTCCCTTTGCCTACGATTCATTTGTGGTTTGTCACTTCTTTCAGCAAAGGTTTCATCAACTCTATCTGCACCAACTAATGGCACACGCTGTCTGTCATTCAGGTCAGTAAATGGTTGGTTTGCTGCACCAGCCCTTGGTTCGGGACCCATACCAAAACCAAGTCCGCCTCTTTGGTCACGCATAGTTCTTGATTTTTGTAGTGCTAATAGTGCTTGTTCATAAGGGCGCATTGGGTGTTGTAAGAAGATTCAGGATAAAAGTTTTTTTCTAAAATTTTTTTTTCCTAAAATGCCGTGTGCGGTTAAAAGAAGCGCTATGGATAGCGCTATGGCTATACCTCCTTCTAAGCAGCGCTATGGGGCGGCGCTATGGGGGGCGCTATGGCTCAGTGCCCTGTTCTATAGA